TATCACACAGAGTGTCATGGGTTCGATTCCCATACTATATGTATAATAGTAGACTTTATGTAAACGCAAAGTCCGTCCCACGGCTTAGTTGAAAAACGGCTTAATCTGTGAGTACTTCGGTACAATCATGGACTACAACACCCGCAAGGTCGAGTAGTTTTATCAGGAGGTGAGTCTAAGTTCTTAGCGGAACTGAACTGCCCGCAAGGTAGAGAGGAATCAAATGGTAGAGTAAGCTAAGTCGGATAAGTGAAACGCCACACTTTAAAACAGGCAGTCGTGTACTCATACCGTCCTCTGGATGGTGGATAAGTTGAGAACCCTTGAGGTCGCACTTTAGGGATAATGCAACGAAAGTGGGTATATATAACGTGTAATCTCAGCGTTTATTTTAATTTAAAATACATTTAATTAATACTTTGGGTAGTGTGATATTCTTCACATTACCCACTTTCTTTTTAATTCACGCGAATGTAGCTCAATTGGTAGAGCGTCAGCCTTCCAAGCTGAAAGTTGCGAGTTCGATCCTCGTCATTCGCTCCAATCACATTTTTTTCTTGGAGATGTCATCTAACTGGACAGGATACAGGGTTTCTACCCCTGGAGTGAGGGTTCGAGTCCTTCCATCTCTACTATTTTTTCCTAAAAATTTTTCACATATCGTTTGGTATAATAGATAATATTTCTTATCTTTGTATAACAAACAAAAAACAAATAAAAATGAATAAAGTAACTGCAAAACAAATTTTTGAACTTGTTAAATCAGGAGTTAACCCTTTGGTTAAAATGACTAATAGAGTATTTGATGAAACCATTTGGGATGAAGGGATGATTGGTCGCGTTGAAGATGCTAAGATTGAAATGGTTGATGAGGATACTGGACAAGGGGTGTATGTTCTTAATATTCGTGAAGACATTTTCAGGGTAATTAATGAAGAATTTATGAAGCGAGAATACTATGATGATTATGGAAATCCTACATTGACTTATCTTGAGGCAAATGCGGCTCCATCAAACGGGATTGAAGAAACTTGGGTTATGGAAAATGATGAATTCTTTTTGTTGGATGATAACTCAAACAATGGTGCATTAAAATTGTTTTTTGAATACTTGAATGAAAATACTGATAAGTCATATGTTAAATGGCTCGAAAATAAAATTTTTCTTTTGACAAAATAATTAATATCGTTATGAAAAAAATGACAGATGAATTTTTTGAAAAAATAAGTGATCAGATAAGAAAAAACGCCGAAGAACTTAGAAAAAATGCTGCATATTCGGGTGAATGGGGTGATGGTGGAGCTACTGAACTTCTTAATAACTTGATGTATTATGATTTGGGTAGAAAACAATTGATTCCACCAACATGGGAAAGTTATCTGATTAAATCGGATCCAGAATATGATGAATATCTTAGATTGAAACAAAAATTCAGCGATTATTCAGATAAAATCACATAACAATAATAGATTATTATTAAATGAAGGAAAAAAACAATAAAATTCTGAAGTATGAGGTGGTGAATAGCGATGGTACTGTAGATGTTTATACTTATGACACATCAAAAACACCACCAAAAATGATCGAAAGTGAAATTGGGATTAAAAAAAGAAACCCCAAAAAGTAGTTACGGCATGTAGCTGAGATGGTTCAAGCGCCTGACTGATATTCAGGAGTACGTAGGTTCGACCCCTACCATGCCGACTAAATTAATTAAAATGGTATTTGGGGTTGGGATCTTTAAATATTAGTGTATTTGCCCCGATGGTGGAATCGGTAGACACGCAAGACTTAAAATCTTGTTTCCAGGCGGAAGTGCGGGTTCGAGTCCCGCTTGGGGCACTAAAAAAAATAAAAACAATAAATTATGAACTGGTATAAGATTTTTTATTTATTTTCCTTGGCAGATAAGATATCTACGACAATGTTGATACTATCGATTATATTTTCGGCAGTATGTTTAATTGGTATACTTGCTTATGCTATTGGTAGATCGGATAGAATGACACATGACCAACTTCCAATATCATGGGGAATGTTTAAAAGAACATGGATTCCTACATTGGTGTGTTGGTTTATTTGGACATTTATTCCCAACAGGCAAGATATGACATTGATTGTTGCGGGTGGTGCTGTGGGTCAGTTTATTATGAATGATGATAATGCAAAGGCATTACCTGCGGATATTACCCGATTTTTAAGGGCTGAGATTCTTGAAGCGACGGTGAACATGTCTGATGATATTAAATCGTCCTTGAATATCAAAAATAGACGAGATAGCCTTATGGAAATGAGTAAGGATGAATTGATTAAAATGCTCGATAAGTAGTGGGTGAAATTTGCGACTGGTTTGGTATTGAAGTTGAAAACATTTTTGAAAAACAGAAATAATATGAGTTATAGACCTTACGAACAAGAATTAAGACCAGGTATCAGTCAAATTTTGGGTGGTATTATGGATTTGAATAAAAGTATTGATAATCGTATTAGTAACTTTGATGAATTTACTGAAGAACATATTAATGAATTATATGATCTCAAAAGAGACCTATTGGAATTTGATTTTAAACTTAGGAAGATATCTAAAGATAATTGGTGATGAAAACAAAAGGAGAACGATTAGGTTGGGATGAATATCAACCAAATATGGGTGAGGAAGAAAGGAAACGACTTATGGAACTTGTTAAAAATTCTAAAGTTTCAGATCCTGGTGATGATAATGAGGTTCAGAAATTTGTTAACGCAAATAAAAAAACACATAAAATAATTGAGTAATATGAATAATGAAGTTAATCCTATTATAAGACAAGTGGTTGAATCGGTGGCGTCTAAAATATATGTTCCACCATTAATCAGTAAGTTTATAAAATACTTACGGAGTGATAAGGTATATAAAACTGTTACATCTGGTGATAATACAGAATATCAAATGATGACAGATGAGGAAGTTTTTGAAAAGTACTCAAACATACCAAAAAATAAAATTGAGATAATAGATGTTCCGTCAGTAATATATAATTCGGATGAGAAAAAAATATTATACAATTTTAGTGATTATTGGGAAATTAAAAATAATAAATTACAGATTAAAAACGGTAATGAGGTTATAACTGTGGATACATGTAGAAATTATCCTAAAAAAATTGAAGATGGTTATAAACTATTAGTGTTTAGACATAAGACAGACGATTTTAGATTTAAAGTTTTACAATTAATTTAATAATAATACTCAGGCGATTAAATCGTCTAAATAAAAATGATTGGTAGGTTGGCAGAGCGGTAATGCAGCAGTTTGCTAAACTGTCATCTGAAAGGATGCACTGGTTCGAATCCAGTACCTACCGCAATTAAGAAACTCCACCGTTAGGTTCGAATCCTAAGTTCTGTCATATTGTGCAGTTTGGACAGACGTACGTTGCGCGGCGTATTCCTTGGTTGGCAGGTGGGGGGTTTTTAACTATTTTATGGCTCAGTAGCTCAGAGGCAGAGCTCTCGCCTGTTAAGCGAAGGGTCGGGATATCGTAATTCCCCTGAGCCGCCATTTTAAATTTATTGATTATATTTTAAAAAATATTTTATGATTTATTTTGTTATATCGGAATTAAATTGTATTTTTACATTCTAATTAGATAACAAAAAAAAAACAATTATGACAAAACAAATTTTTCTCATTTCGCTAATTGCAATGTTTGCACTATTTTCTTTTTCGGTTATAGTTACCTACATTAACATTAACCAAAAGGCGACATTTCTCAAGGAGGATATTGTGGCTAAAGAAAATCAACAAAAAACTAACTATGATGCAATGTGGAAGCGTATTTCTCAGATTGCTCAAGTAAATGAAAGGGATCGTCAGGATTATATGACATATCTTGACAAGGCGACAAGTTCGGGTATGGATGTTAGTCAAAGTACGTGGACTTGGCTTAAACAAACTTATCCTAATTTGGAGACTAATCTTAATTCTAAGACAACAGATGAACTATTGAGAGCCATTTCAGAAGGTAGGGATCGTATTGTTAATGTTCAGGATGAACTTATATTGGTGGTTAATGAATATAATAAGTACATTAAAGATCCTTGGAGAACTTGGGCGTTGTCTAGTGGTTTTTCTGAAATAAAGGCGAACGTTATTACATCTTCAAGGACAGAAAATGCTGCAGAAACGGGTATTGATGATGATGTAAAAGTATTTCAATGATACAATTTATAATCATACTATTCATACTGAATATTATTTCAGTTGTTGTAGTTCATAAAATATATTCTAAGGAATATCATTTGATTGAATTAGTTGGTCAGGGAATTATTCCTATTATTGTATCCATTGGTGTTTTTCTCATTTCTGAAGAAAGTAGATATTATGATACCGAGTATTTGGGTGAGGTGACACGAAAGGTTATACACGAAGAGGATTATGAATATTGGACAACTTGTTCTGAAACATATCCTTGTGGTACTGATGATAAAGGAAATACCGAGTATTGTACGAGATATTATCCTTGTTGTGAGGATGTCCCTAATAAGTATTATGCTATAACTACGTATAATACAAGAAGTATTAATAGTGATGATTATTATTATATCAAGAACAAATTTGGTAATGAGCAAGTCATAGGGGTACAAGGTAATTGTCGAAGTGGTAATATTCTTATGGCAAAATGGGATGGTGACACATCAAAGTTTCATCCATTAACTATCAAATCATCATATAAGAATAAAGTTAGGTTTTCTTCGGTATATAAAACAAGAACCCTAACTGATAAAGAAAAAGTGGGTATGTTGGGATATCCCAAAATAAAAGTGGGTATGATTCAAGATGCTATTGTTGGTAAGGACAACGGAGTTTCTCTTGGGTTTGATGTTTCTGATATTGAAAATGCCAATCGTAAATTGTCGAATTTTAATTCAATCTACGGTGAGAAAAGTAGAGATGAACATGGTCAAGTAAGGGTGTTTGTTTTTATTTATAAAGAGGACGATAAAGCCAGAAACCATATTCATTATATTGGTGGTGTTAACAAAAACGAATTAATGGTGGTTATTGGTCCTAATTTTTATGAGGTTTATGCTTTTGATAATGAAAGTATTACCAATTATATCAGAACAATTTTGTTTGGTAGGAACTATACGATGACAGAGTTGGTTAATAATATTATTTCATCAACTAAAGAATCTTGGGTTCGGAAAGAATTTACTCAACTTAATAGAGTTATTAATGTTGAGCCATCGTCAGGTAGTTATATTTTTGGGTATATTATCAATATTATCCTGAATATTATTTTGACGATTGTATTTACTAAAAATGAATTAAAATATGACGATAGACTCTGATCATGAAGAAATTTAAAACATCGGTATTGTCTCCAGACTCTTATAACCCTTTGAGTGTTGAGATAGATATTCCTAAAAAAATAGTTGAAACGGTACAAAAAGGGTTACACGATATTGATGATAGGTTTAGTGTTATACAATTGACTAATCCTGATCAAGATCAAGTATTGTTTGTATTAACGGATGAAAAACATCCAAGTGAGAGGTATTCAATTGAAATTAAAAAACTAATAAAAACTAAAAAAAGATGAAATCACACGAAGTTGAGTATTTTAATGAAAAGAATGAACTTGTTGTTGAACGAGCATTCAAACAAGGTGAAGTTGTTGAAGGACAAAAACTAAATACCTTGGCAAAAAAGATGGTTAAACAACTATTGCATGAAACTTCAAAGAAAAAAGGAATTCCTTGGTAATTCCTATGTATTTATAAGGATGGAAAAATATAAAAAAATAATTGCTATTGCTTGTTTATTATTCTATCCTTTCTTATATTTGTTAGGTAGTTTGATAGGTAGTTTGTTTTAAACTAAATAACAAGGAATTATCTTCCTCTGAAGCATAAAAGGTGATGCGCCGGTCTTGTAAACCGGATAATGGAGTTCGATTCTCCACAGAGGATCAATAAATTGCGAGAATGAAGGCTGCTGGCGATGCCTCCTTGGGCTCATAACCCAAGAACCGAAAGGTGTGGGAGTTCGAATCTCCCTCTCGCCACTAATTAACTTATGGTGTAAAAGATGAATTGGGTATTGTCCTATGAGAGTAAGTTATAGGTGAGTAACGTTCCACTAAAGTTATTACTTGAGGATAATCTACATCGTCTCGGTGCATGTCCGAGGAAAATTTAGGTTCGAGTCCTAATTACACCACTAATAAAAAATAGTTTTTCCGTAAGAGGGGTTGGTTTGTCTGATGGCAGTAATTGAGTGGGTACTCTTCCAATCGCTATTTAAATGAACAGAAGTATCATGCGTTAATGGTGTACTGACGGTCTCATGAGCCGTGTTGATCGACGGATCCGGGGGAAGTTCGAATCTTCCAAACGCAACCAAGGTGATTTTTTGATTGGGGTTCTGCCAAATGAAGACAACATAGTTTAGTCTAAAACTTAAAAGACAATGGCGATTTTGGACGGGCAACACCGAATGTGAAGCGTCTCTTTTGTTACCTAACGTGTTTTTAGACGTAAAATAGAAACTACAAATGATAGAAAGAAGGGTGTTCGGGATGCCTTGTCCCGACCCCATTTTTTTTATATAATATATAACATGAAATACAACAAAACATATTTAGGGGATGCCGTAAAGGTATTAAAGACTTTCGATGATAATGTTATTGACTTAACAGTAACATCACCGCCATATGATAATTTAAGAAGTTATAATGGTAAGATTAAAGATGAGATTGTCTATGAAGATGGTTTCAGTTTTCCATTTGTAGAAATGGCTCGTGAGTTATATCGAGTCACAAAAAATGGTGGTGTTGTTGTTTGGGTGGTAAATGACCAGGTTAAGAACGGAGGTGAGACGGGGAGTTCTTTTAAACAAGCACTTAAGTTTATGGAGATTGGATTCACATTATATGATACAATGATATATCATAAAAATGGTGCTCCATTTCCTGAGGTTGGTAGATATTCTCAAGTATTTGAGTACATGTTTGTCTTTTCCAAAGGAAAGCCAAAGACTGTTAACCTTTTAAAAGATAAACCAAATAGATGGGCTGGACATACTAATTTTGGGACACCATCTGCAAGAACAAAAGATGGTGATTTGAAGAAATCAGATAAGTTCGTGGTTGGTGAATATGGTACAAGATATAATGTGTGGTATATTAATAACGGCAAAGGATTTTCATCCAAAGATGATTATGCTCATCAACATCCCGCAATATTTCCTGAAAGTTTGGCTGAAGATCATATTTTAAGTTGGTCGGATGTAGGTGACGTTGTTTTGGATCCGATGGCAGGTAGCGGGACAACTCTAAAAATGGCAAAGATGAATAAAAGACATTATATTGGAATTGATATTAATGAAGAATATGTTAATCTTTGTGAAAGACGATTGGAGAATGTGTTACCTTATTCTGAGGATAATCCAAATCCTAAATTAAGTTTTCTTGTCTCTAGAGACGAAGTGTTAAAAAGGAGAAAAAAATAGTTACCATTTCTTTTTTTTTTGTATCTTTGATACCTAAATAATTTACACATATGAAAGAAGATATTATTAAAATCGTTTTCCAAAGAAATTCATCAATTGCCACTTATTTCAGTGATAAGAGAATTGTTGAGATGACAACAAGACATGGTGTCGAAATTGATTGTAAAGTTCCTGATGATTGGGCAACTACTCGTGTTTGTCAATTTATGGAAACTTTACTTCGTGCTAATGATAATATCGTATAATGATGCGATAAATTAATTCTTAGATAATTTGGTTATTTTGTAATAAGTTCTTATCTTTGTGTCATAACAATACAAAAAAACACGATTATGAAACAAGTAACAGTCACTCCGATGGAAAAACAAGTAATTGATGCTCTTGTTAATGAAATGTATGCAGAACGTGGATTTAGTGATGTTGGACTCGGTGAAGTTTGTGCAGAAACAAACTTGAGTCCTAGAGTTGTTAGAGGTGTTGTCGGTTCTTTGGTGAAAAAAGGGCTTATTAGTGTTTGGAATAGGGAAGGTGATACGAGTGTTAACTGGAGAGATCCTTATACTCACATCTATTATCTCACATCTGAAACAGAAGGTTTGGTTGAACATTGGCTTGAAGAAGGTGCTGAACCTGTGGAACTTATTGTTAAGGGATAATTAATTAGGTCGGGTGCTTCGAGGGGTTAGAAGCGAGTCTGCAAAACTCTGTACGTGGGTTCAAATCCCACCCCGACCTCTAAATATAATACTATGACACAAGAAATGGTTAATAAGATTTTTGATACCGAGATAGGTATTCAATTGTTAAGTATATATAGTACTCCTGACGATAGTGTTTTTATTAGATATAATGAGGCGAAATATCATTGTCAGCATGCTCTTGGTATTGAGCCTGAATATGGTGTGACAATATTAGAATGGTTTCCTGAATATTAAAATTTAACAATAATTATATAATCTTTTGATAACTCAAAAATATTTTGTATCTTTGTAATCAGATTAAAATAAATGACATGAAAAGAAGTTTTGTTGTATATCATGAATCTTGGTTTTATAATAGAAACTGTGATCCCGAAATTTGGATAATGGTTGGTGACGATGATGATGATTTTGTGGAATTTTGTATTAGCTGGAAGTTTTTAGACTGTCCCAAAATAGAAGTGTTTCCAGAATCAATACAAGGTATGTTGGCTTGTACTGATTTGTTTAAGGAAATTTATGATATCGAAATCGGTGAGAGTGATAAGTATTGGAATTATAGTCCTGATGCGGTCAAACAAATGTTACTAGATCTTGGATTTCAAGATGTTACACAAAGAGAAGATCCTGAAGCGGTTAAAGTGGATGAGGTTGTCTTTGATAAAGATAAAGTTTGGGAGTTGTTTAATAATTCTCCTGAATTTAGGGAATACTTTGTGGAAGCCGCCGAAAAATATTTCGGTGGTAAACCAAGGTAATTGTAGTGATATTCCTCCGTAGCTCAGTTGGTAGATGCACCACTCTTTTAAAGTGGGGGTCCTGGGTTCGAGCCCCAGCGGGGGAACAATTTTTTTTATTAAAACACAAAATAAATATGGAACAAAGAAGGTATAGAATGTATGGGTTAGTCCCTTATAACTTATCACCAATTCAGCAAGGCATCCAATTCGGTCACGCTGTTGTGGAATATCAACTCAAATATTGTACAGACATTACTAGTTTGGAACAATCCGAATATGAATCTGTTTATTATGATTGGGCGACAAATGATAAAACATTCATCATCCTGAACGGTGGTACGACTAATCACAACCGAGATTTTTCAGGAATTGCTCAAGGAACACTAAATCAACACCGAGATTGGTTATTGGATAATAAGATACGATGTGCTGAATTTGTTGAACCTGACTTGGGTAATCAACTTACTGCGGTAGTATTCCTGGTTGATGATAGAATTTGGGACAAGGAAAATTTTCCTGACTTTGAAGATTATCTTGAGTTGAGAAATGAAGATTATGATTTTCCAGGTGTGGATGGTGTGTATGATGAGTGGGAAGAAATGATAGGTGGTGAGACACAAGTAAAACTTCGCAAATGGTTGAAACAATTTAAATTTGCATAAATTTGATATGCTGAAATTTTTCATTATCTTTGTTGTATGAGTGGTGAATTGATTTTTGGAATTATTGTAGTTATAATATTTGTTATTATATTGTTCAATGCTTCTCTTCGTCACATGTCTAAAATGGACAAATTGTATGGTATAAGTAGACAAAAACCATCACCTGACGACATTTTTCATATTGAACATTATGATATATTAACAGATAATGAAATAAAACAACATATATTGAATATATGTCGAAATAATCCAAATAGGAATGAATGGTGGTTAGATATTAATGGAAAATTGTATCACATTAAAAGAGTTGGGAATTAGAAAATTGGATTAACATACCCTCATAGCTCAATTGGTTAGAGCTCGTGACTCTTAATCACGAGGTTTCAGGTTCGAGTCCTGATGGGGGTACTAAAATAAACATTATGTTATTAGTAAAACAAAAAAACGGGTTTTCAATTTACTTTAATGCGAATACTCAATCTTATAGCGTGTTCAAAGATGGTAAATTTCTTATTGGTGACAAATATAAGTTCAGTGATGTAAAAAGTTATTTGGATTAACAAAATAATTAAAAATGAAAACAGCATTAATTATCCTTGGGATATTTTTATTTATTATTTTTGCGTTAGGTGGTATGAATAATGATGATTATCATAAATGGAGATATTAATATTATGAAAAATATAAAATTTATTTTTATTATGTTGGGTAGGATGATTAAATTCCTATTCACAGGAAGGATTGAAATTATATTCCGTAGTCCTAGACCATATGAATGGTTTGTTAAATTTGACGAATATCCTGGACCTGTGGAACATTTGGCAATGGTTTCAGGTGCAGAAACAATGTGTGAAACCATATTCAATGAGAATCCAAATGAAGAAAGAGAATTTACTGTCGTTGTTAGTAAATCAATATTTCCTACACCATACCATAAATTAGAACGAGTTGATGGTTATAATGATATTGGTAGGGATTATGTTTGGACTGACACAACAGGAATTCCAGATATGGTAATTTGGTTATGTCCCGTTACTGTTTACACTTTTGGATATTATCCTAAGATATTATATGTTAAACGAAAATAATGGATAGATTACGTGATTTGGGATGGAAATACGTTCCCTACCATTTTTTTTTTGTGATTTAAAAATTTTTTAGTATCTTTGTTATCAATTACATTGCGTCAGTACTAGGTGTACACCAGTGGCTCATATCCACAGGTCGATCGGTTCGAATCCGATTGACGCAACTAAAACTATAAAAAAATGAACCTAAAAGAACTAAAGTACGAGTATTTGAGTAAAATAATTACTCTTGAGATTCTTCTTGATGAATTTCAAAAAAATGGTATTAGTCCTGCAATCATCAACGATGATTTTGGAAGATGGCAAGTGTGTACTGATGGTTTTCAACAAATACCTGAAGGTATAGAATTTGAACCTCAGGATCTACATACGACATTTATTGCGTATAAAGAAGATTGGAGGGATAGTATTGAGGATGCGGTAGTTCATTTTTTAGATAAATGTATTGAAGAAGAAGAATAATTTTTTTTTGTTAAAAACATATTGATAGTATGATTAAACTAATGTTGGTATTATTATTTCTAATTCTTGGGTTTCTTATAGGTTATTTGATACTATTGATAAAATCGATTGTATTCGATGATGGTGCAAATGGAAATCTTAATTTTTCATATTTGACAACTAGTGACATTGCTCGTCATTGTGAGGATGTCAGAATGATTGAAATTGGTGACAATCAGTATATTATTAAACTTTGGTTTGATACTGGTCAAGTTGGGTTTGTTAGTTATAATTTTAGTTCGGAATTTACGGTTCATATTGAACAAGATGTTAGTGATGCAAAGATTTACAATCATAGTGAGGGTAATAGAACATTACATGATATTAAACGAAAATTTAAGGCTCTTAATAATCTTAATGGATTGTCAAAACCTAAGAAAATTGAAAAAGAAGAGGTAAACCCAACGGTAGTTAAAGAATTACCATCACCAGATATTGTTGACTTGTTGGAAACCTTGGAAGAGGCTAAATTGAGAAATGACATACCTGAGATTGAACGTGTTGAACGATCATTAAACGTTAGGGGTTATGTATCAAAGTGATATTAAAGACTTCTAAATTCAATGTTTTTATGGGGGATTAGCTCAGTAGAGTAGAGCACTAGTGTTACATACTAGGTGTCGTTGGTTCGAGTCCAACATCCCCTACCATTTTTTTTTGTGGTTTAAAAATTTTTTAGTATCTTTGTGTTATCAAAGAATAAAAACTAGTCAACTATGAAATTCAAAGACCTGTTTGTTCAAAAAACAACTAAAGATTTTTGGGGATATGATGTTAATACAGCATTTAATAACCTAACAGGGCAAGAAGTAACTTATGGGACTTATGAGTTATTTGAGGACTTTCTTAAAAAGAACCCAAGATTTGAAGATGCCGAAATTGTTGGTGGTTGTGATGCTTTCGAGAATGATAGTTATTTGTTTGGGAATCAGTATCGTGACGTAGAGGATCATGAACTTTGGAAAGTTAGATTGAAAGGAAGAAGTTACGCCATTGGTATTAATCGTCCTTATTCAAGTTATTGGAGTGTAACGGTTAGTGATAGGATGGTGTTTAAAAGATATTATGAGGACGGAGAAACTCCTATTAGAAAAAGGAGAAGGAATAGCGTTGAAGTTCATCATATCAATATTAATAGGTCTAAAGGTAATACTCATAGTAATAATTGTCAGATCCTTACCCTTGCTGCAGTGACAGGTGCGGATTATTTTGATGTTCATAAACAAATGGCAGATAGAGGATGGAGTCCTTTGAGTACTGGTAATGAATACACTAGAGGTTATAAAAAAAGTAGATGGGATGAAGTTCTTGAGTATTTTGGGGTTCAAAAGAAGAGAATTTGGAGTAAATGCAATATTAAGTATGGTGTTAAGAATCCTAATGATTGTCCTGAATCAATCGCTAATAAGAATGGTATGACTGTTGCAACCGCAGTTAAATCACTTAAGAAAGGTAAATATGTGGTTAGTGTTAGGGGACATGTTTGCGCGGTTATTGATGGGAAACTTTATGATGGTTGGAATTCTAGTGGTTTAAGAGTTACTGAAATTTATGCTGTAGAAGAATTATGAAAGCACCATTAAGTACTTTAGTTAGGGAAATGTTAAAAAATAAAGAAAATTTACGAAAAATTCGTGAATGTCGAGAAAAAGGTATATCATTGCATAATATTAAAGTTGATGTGAACGGTAAAACATATATAATAAAAAGAAATGATGAATAATTTACAATATTGGGTAAAAAGAAAACGATATCAAATAAAGAATTTGATAAAATACGTACCATTTATATGGAAAATGTATGATTTTGATGTGATATATGGTATACGTTTATTTCAAATGTATCTTGAAGATCTTGCGACTCGTATGGAAAGTGAATCTGCGATGACTGTTTCTGCGAAAGATAGGGCGAGTAGAATTAGAACGGCAATTAAGTTGATTGATAATGTTTATGAAACTGAAAAATATCTGATGGAATATCAGAATGTTATTGAATCATTATATGGTAAAAACGCTTTTGATTTGTGTTTTGATGATTTTAATATTCAATTTGAATTTGAGAAATGGGAAAACTCTGAAGAAATTTATAATAAGTTGAAAGTAGAATTAGATAAATCAGTTGCGAAGCACAATAAAGCCAAAAAACTATTGTGGGATTTTATTGGAAAAAATATTGATTCTTGGTGGGATTAAAATTTTATTTATGAAAAATGGAATATTGACAGTTCGAAAATTAAAAAAATTATTGAAATTAGTTCCTAAAGATCGGATTAATGAGGCGATAGTAATATGGAATGATGGTAATCGATATTATTTAGATTCATTTATTGATTTTTCAATTAAAGATTCTATTGAACTTAATGTTAAAAACGATGTGGATGTTAGATTAGGTGAAAATTGTTTGAATTATATGACAGGAAATTGTAATGAAATTTGTGATGGGTGTAGGATAGATAATGAAGTGGATTTGTTACCTGAAAAGATTGTACTGTCTCGAAAAGAAATAATGGGTAGGCTAGATTATACGAGTGCCACATGTTTAGTGAAACGAACTAAAGTATTGATTAGTATTTACGACGAAGATGGTAGTTTGATATTTAAACGATTTGAAAATTTGACCCATATTCCAAGGGTAGGAGAAACTATTGTATTATCAAGACCTTATCTTGATGGTTCTTCTATTGGTGGAACGGTTTCTAAGGTCTGTCACAACTATTTGGAAGACGGTAGTTGTATTATTTTGTTGGAAGTAGAATCCGTATTTAATCCAAAAATAGAAGAAAAAAAATGAGCTATAATTTTGAAAGATATAGAGATGGTGGGACGATTGAATTAAAAATTAGAGTCCCTGATTATGTTATGGATCAATATTTCACTAAGGATGAGATTGACCGTTTCACAGTGAATGAGTCTAAACAAATACGAAGATTTACATTACCTCCACAATCTAATAATTTTGAAAATGGCGCATTTGGATTATTTGCAGGTTGGTGGAAAGATAATGATGCGATTCTTTTGGATAGAGTTAAGTACTCGACTTTAATTGCGTGGATAGTGGTTGAGGTGAATAAGTATATTGATTACGATATTGATGCTATTAATAAAATTAAAAAAGAAATATAGTAAAATGAGTTTTATAGTTGTAGATGTGGAATCCGATGGGCCAGTACCAGGGTTATACTCAATGGTTAATTTTGGTGCGGTGGTTGTTAGAGATGGGTTGGAAGACACTTATTATAGTGGTGTGATGAAACCAATTTCAGATGATTGGATACCAGATTCTTTGGCGGTTTCTGGTTATGGAAGAGAGGATATGTTGAATGGTAGGGATCCTCAAGAGGTTATGAAAGAATTTAATGATTGGATAAAAAATGTTTGTGTTAATAAACCGATATTAATATCTGACAATAATCAGTTCGATGGTATGTTTATGTCATATTATTTTCATAAGTTTGTTGGGTCGAATCCATTTGGATGGTCATCTAGACGAATTGGTGATATGTTTGCAGGAATTAAGGGTGATACACGAGCACAGTGGAAATATCTAAGAATAACCAAACATACTCATCACCCACTTGATGACGCTAAAGGGAATGCGGAAGTGATACTTCGGTTGAGAGATGAATATAAACTTAAAATAAAATTAGTGTAATGGCAGAATTTTGTACAAATTGTGCACTTGAGTTGGGTTTCTGTAAACCTGATTTTGATATAGAAGAGATTGCATCTGAATTGGAACCCGGATTTCAAATTGGTCCGTATCTTTGTGAAGGGTGTGGATTGTCTTCTATTGGTAAAAATAATAAAGGTGAAATTATGGTTATGGTTGAAGATGAGGATGGTATGGGTAAATGGATTCCATTTGTTAGAGGTGAAGGTGATTTTTTTGATTGTGATGAACATAATCATATTGATTTTGAATTTTAATAAAAATTGATAAATAATGAAAGTTGTTGTTGAATCTCTTGGTAATGAAATAATATCTGACTATTGTTTTAAAGGTTGGATTGGAGCTACTAATGCTGGTCATGATGTTGAGAAAATGTCATTATCTAAGGCTGCGATTGTGAGAGATAGATTGATTGAAGAAAGACCGATGCCAATAGGATCTGTTGAGTATATGGAATATTTTTTTGATCTGTATGGAATTGAAAAACCAATGCCATTACATATTGGTAAGTATATGTCAATATTCGGTAGAGATACTTGGGTTGTTGAAGATTTGAGAAATCTTGATTATTCATCACCTGTCTTCGTCAAACCTTTAAGAGATGTTAAGAAATTCACAGGATTTGTATCCACAAAAAAAAGTGATTGGGATTTATATCCTGAACTTGATGATTGGTATGGGCCACTTTTATGTTCAAAACCATTCAAGCACGAAATTGTTAGTGAATGGAGAATGTTCATTAAAGGGGTTGATTTGGTAAACATTTCAATATATGGTGGAGATTATCAGGAATTACCCAATCCATCATTCATTAATTATGTAATGACAAAAGTAATTACAAATAGTCTACATTTACCACATTCTTACACTATTGATATTGCCGTTTTATCAAATGGTAACTGTGAAGTAGTAGAGTTAAATGATATGTGGGCTATCGGACCTTACGGATGCCCCGAAGATGTGTATTTTGATTTGTTAAAAGTTAGATGGAATGAAATTCAAAATCAATAAAATATGAATATGTTGGATAGATTTTTTAATGGTGTTAGATGGGTGATTTTTCTTGCTTTCGTAGTAATTGGATTGTTGTTTGGGTTTTGGTATTCAGATTATGTAAATACTACTCGCAAGTTCTACGAAGAATTTCCTGAATGGAAACAACAAGAGAGATTGTCAGATAGTCTTGATGTGGTACTAAAAGATTTTAGATACAGATTAGATAGTACCAGAAAAGTAACAGTTTTTAAAATGATGGGAAGGAAACAAAAATAATGAAAAGATGAAAAAAATATTGATTGTAGTTCTATTAGTAATTGGATTGTTTTCGTGTACTGAGAACAGTAGATCGAAAAATTTTGGTGGTACAATGAGAATTTATCTACCCGATAATGAAATGTTGATTAATGCGACTTGGAAAGAATCTCAGTTGTGGTATTTAACTCAAAAAATGCCTGAAGGATATCAACCAACAACTAAGACATTCCAAGAAAAATCTTCTTTGGGGGTGATGGAGGGTAAGATAATTTTTTATGAAAAATATGTTAGAGACGAACAATAATAAAATGATGTAATATGGAAGAGACAAAATCCTATTTTTATATAAATGAGTTTACCCTTAAAGACGTTGATAAGAATAGTTCAATATATTCTCAATTGTCGAAATGGGTTGAATTGAAAAATGAGATTGATAATCTCAAGACAATGATAAATAAATTATATGGAATATACGATAAACATAGTCTTGGTGTTGATAATAATGATGTGTTTGAAAAATTACATAACTTAAGGGCGGAATTGAAATTGGAAAAAGAAAGACTGTCGAAATCGATTTTGGCATATCAAGAGTCTTGTTCCCATAAAATGACATATACAGGACATGATTCACATAAAGATTATTACACTTGTCGAATATGTGGGTTTGAAAATTGGTCATAATTTTTCTCTGAATTTTTTTTATTTTAGATTATTTGCCGTATCTTTGTAACACAAACAATCACAACTATGGCAACTAAATTCACATTTAAGAAAAATAAAGGAACTTTTCCACATTATCACGACATTCATGACATTAAACTAAAGAAAAATATCGTTGGTTTTATTGATCAAATAGAGCTAGATAAATTTAAGGTTAGATTTATGGTGGTTAAAGATGGTGATAAGTTTGATGATAACAATCCAAATTGTAGCTGGATGTGGGTAACACTTAAAAAAGAATTTAATGATGTGAACGAATGTCGTCAATGGTTGAATGATAATTTCAAAACAATAATGGGTAATTTTAAATTGATGGAACTTAAGTTATCCGAATAGTGTATTTGACAACGTTGTGAAACATGTACATAGTTTAACGGTAATAAAACACTAGAAACGGAGATCCAGTGGAACGCTGGTGTACATGTTTTTGTTTTAAATATATGTTTTAATTGGCGCGGAGGACGAAGTGGCTCAAGTCGTCGCTCTTTCAAGGCGGAGGTCGCGGGTTCGAGACCCGTCCGCGCTTCAACAAAAATAATTAATAATGAAAGATAATCATCCTGAAATTGATCCATACACAAAAGAAGATAGAGAACCTGTTAGTGGTATAGGTGATGTATTATTATTTGTTATTGTAATTGCATTCTTTTTTCTTCAGTTAATTGCGTCTTAAATAATTAAATATTATGAGAATATTTGAACGATTTGCTCATTGGTTTGTACTTGATTTTTTATCACCATTTATAATGAATCGAGTTATTAAATATCAGAAAAACGATGATGGCACTTTTTCAAGTGCATCTTGGATAGGTCGTAAAATTTTACGTTTTGGAGCAAGAGATGGGCAATGGATACAAATTGATTCCAATAGATTTAAATTTTTTGACGAATGAAGATTGTTGTCGGATTAATTGCGTTTGCTTTAGTAATGGTATTTTTTATCCGCATTGTACTAAGCTTTAAGTACTATGGAAAGTGGGTTGAAAGACCAACATCATTGATATCGTACTTAGCACCGGATTGGTGGTTAATTAGTACTCTACTTGTATGGTTATGTATTCAAATAATGGATTAAAGTTTCATTCCTCCGTAGCTGAATTGGAATTAGTACCGAAAGGGAACAAGCCATACGCTTTTAACGTATTGGATGTGAGTTCGAGTCTCACCGGGGGAACAAATTAAATTTTTTAAAATGGGTATTTTTCGTAAATTAAAAAGAACTTGGAGTCATGGTTATTTGAACTATATTCCAAAGTTTAAAGAGCAGTTTCCTGAATTGAATATGGTTTCTAGTGAGGAACTAGCCGATAGGTTCATTAAATTAAACCTTAACTTCTATACAGAAGAGAAGTGTTATGGGCCTTGGTGGATTAGATTAACTCTTCCGTTCGCATTGATTCTGTTCGTATTACTTACACTATCGATGCCAATTAAATTCATTCTTACTGGAGAATGGCGTTATTCGATGAAAAGTAAATTTATGTTGCGGGTAGTTAACTGGTTCAGATCACTAGGATTGGACTAATTAAATTTTTGTTATGGGAATATTAAAGAAACTTTTAAATAATCGTAGTCGAAAAAGATATAGAAAAAGAATGACAAAATTTGTCAGTAAAGAACATAGTATCGATTTTTATTTTGGCACATATGTTGGAGAGGAAATTGTTAAACAATTACCTAATCTATCTTGCGACTATTTAAAAGGTTCAAATGTAGTACAAGTTAGTGATGAGGATGAGATAAAATTTTATGAACTCGACGATGCTAGAATGAAAGCATATGAGGAGTCCGTAAATAATGGTGAAAATGATAAATTTATTCAATTCTCACATGAACTACATAAAAAATATTTACCAAATCCATTAGTATTGAGATTACCTTTTTTTATCTACAACAATGAAGAAGATTTTAAAGAAGGGATATCAAGGGCTCTTTGGGACTGTGATAGATGTGCTTATAGTGTAAAGCCCGAAGATATTGACATATTACCACCTAGAGGATACGATAGAATTGTAAAATTAAAATTTGACTATTAAAGTCGCCCCTGTAGTTTAATGGAGAGAATATTTGGCTACGGACCAAAAGATCCCTGTTCGAATCGGGGTGGGGGTACTAAATTAATTCTAATATTAATATGGTTCTTTTCTTATTGTAGGATATTTATAAAAAAACCCTACATTAATGGGACAAAGAATTATTGTTTCTGAGGAAGAGAAGAATCAAATATTAGAGAAATATAATATAATTTCGGAACAAAATTGGTTGGATAAGGCTCAGCAAATCGCTGATTATGTTGGACTTGTTCCTGGTATTGGAGATGCTGTTGATTTTATTAATGGTATTGTATATTTTGCAAGAGCAATAAATCAAGGTAACTTCCATCCTCACGGACTTAATGGACTACTTTCATTCGTTGGTATTATTCCTGTTGTTGGTTCGACTGTTACACTTAGTCTTCGAACTCTTTTTAAGGGATTACCTGTTAATGTCACTGCAGATATTATCAGAAAGATCGGTGATGGTAATTCCTCCGCAGCCGCAAACACTTTAGTTCAATCAGTTGCGAATAACCCAAATACATCAAAGATGTTGCAAACAATTGCGAATAACAAGTCTGGGATTAGTAAAGGTGTGAAAATGATAATAAACACTTTAGTACCAATTAAACGACTGATTCCAGGACAAATAGACGATAAAATTATTGATTTTATTATAAAACTGGTGGTATCGATAGGGGATTTTTTAACTAAAGCAGGTGGTAATGTTGTGAGTACCGCAGGGAGAGTTGTAGGTAAATTAGTGGTTAGTGAAATTCCTCAGGCATATTTAACAAGACAAGGAAGATTAAGATTGGGAAATTCTTGGACATCTCCGGGTAAAAAAAGATTTTTATATTCAATTCAGGACTCGTTTAAATCTTACTTATTTAAGCAAGGCGGAATGTCCAAATTACCTAAAGATATTCGAGATGCTATTCATAAGCAGGCAAAATCTAATATTGATAAGATAGGGCAAGCCGATAATTATGATTTATATTCTCGTGAATTTACTAATTTATTAATATTAAATTATACTAAGTACATTAACGACTTTATTGGTGGGTCAGGATTTAAAGGGTGGTTCAATACTTTTATTAGAAGTATGGATCCAAAAGTTGTTGTTGAGGTTAAAGGGACTTTAAGACATCTTATGACTTCAGGCTACAAGTCAGCACTTGTGGGTGGTAGAAGGCTTGAAAAAAGTAATTACCCATCGCAAACAACTCAAAAACAGACTAGTAATTCTCAATCAACTCAACAGACACAACCAAAACAACGAACTCAACCACAAAATGATTTATTGAAATAAGATGGGAGGTATTATAGAACAAATAAGAAGATGGGGAAATAAAAGAAAAAATCCAACTAATGTAAATGGTGATCCTTGGTTATCACAACCTTGTGTTCTATGGATGATTAATAATGATCAAGGAAAATATGTTAGAAAAGTTAGTGTCAATGAATTACCTTCACTTGGGATTGGTAGTGTTAGTGAAATTGGTGGGTCTGATTATGCAATACTAATTGATAATTTATTACATACGGCAGATGGATATGCATTTAACTTGGAGAATGCTAAAATTTATACGTTCACTTGTGATAGAAGTCAACAAACCAACAATATCAAGTATACAGATACAGGTAATGTATCCACCTCAATAATGAATAAGGTAAAGTCTAATACTAATAAACAAAATCAATATATTAGTAGTACACCACAGGCAAAGCAAATGCAACAAACATTAACGACTTTATCACAGAATGGAATACCATCACCAGGCCCGATTGATGGTGTTGTTGGGAAACAAACATTATTGTCGTTCAATGCTTTATTTGATTTTGTCAAGGCAAATTATAAATCAACAACACAATCTAATCAAAATCCTAAAGTTGATAATTTGGAGAAGATTCAAACTATTCAACCTAAATCAGTCCAATCACAATCTCTTGATGAGGTTGAATGGATTAAACAATACCCTTGCGTATCAACAGATCAATTTGAATTGTTACAACAAAACGATATTGCAATTCAAGTTAGAAATACTTTTTCCAAAAAGATATACAATTTATATCCTACGGGAAGATTTGAGGAATATGTTAATAATAAATTACAACGAACTGGTAGTTTCCATTGCGTTGATGGTGGGTTTCATTTAAATGTTGTTAAGAAATGAAAATAAGTGAATCTGAAAAAAGGGAAATATTGTCCAAATATAATATATTGGAACAACGAGGTTCTGTAAATAAAGTCCAGAACCAAAATACAAATAGTGGTAAGCGAATGTATAGAAGATTACCTGCTGTCAATGAAATTCAGACTAAATTGAAACAATTGTCAACTGAAATAGGTAATCCTAATTTGGATCCTGGTAATATTGATGGGATTTTTGGTGATAAGACATTAAAAGCCTTTAATGTTCTTGTTAGTATCTATAATAATATTCCAAAATAATTTACATTTAGTTGATAGTTCCATATTATTTAACAAAATAAATATATGGAATATCCTTTGATTAATATAATCACAAGAGCATCTAGACCTAACTATTTTAAATTAAACTACGAATCCATACATAGTCAAACTTATGGTAAATTTAATCATATTGTCACCTATGAAACTCAAGAGATGTATGATTATTTAAAAGAGTTCGATAAAAATGGTAGGATGACTTTGGTTAGAGTACCTAATAAAAGAAGAATCCCAAATCTAAAGGTTAGTTGGAATCATAATCCACAAACCGAAAGTTATTTAAATCCTGATCATGACTATTTAGATTATCAGTACGATGAAGTTGAAGACTATAAAGATATTCATTTACCTGTTGATCCGATAATTTTTATAAATCCTATTACGGGAATTGAATCATCAGTACCTAATGAGACTTGGAGGGAACATGCAATACATTTTCCATATGACAGTTATTTGAAAATAGCGGAACGTGCTGTTAAGGGCGGGTGGATTATGTATTTAGATGATGATGATGTTTTATATAACAACGAAGTATTGGATAGATTATCTAAAGTGATATTAGATCATGATGAAGATACTTTTCATATTAACACTTTTGAGTATCCTGACGGATCTCAAATACCTGATTTAAATAGAAGACAAGTCTATAAAGTAGGGTTTCCTTTTGTTCATCGACAAATTAGTAGTGTTAGTATGTTATTTCACTCAAAATATATGGATTATACGTATTGGGATGAATGGAGCTCTTCTGATTTTAGATGTGCGGTATCTTTAAGAGAGGCAATACCAAAATTAAATATTACTGATATTGTTGCTGTTAGATTAACATCAGGAACAAATGGTGGATCGAGAGAAGATTTATCTTAAAAAATTTGGTAGTTTAAAAAACATGTCTTATCTTTGTATAACAATAACAGAATATGATACCTCAAATACACAAAGATTTTTACTCAGAAAAGCAACTTGACGTAATTGTAAAGTATCTTATGGAAGGATATAAATACGGTAATATTAGAAATGTTACCGTAAATAACAGAAATTATATTGTTGCTGTTTTGGAGAAAGATGGTGAATTGTTGGGGGTTAATAGTAAAGGTGGTACAGGTGGCGCTGCGGTTGAACGTGGTAAAGAGAATCACGTTAGACTTAGAAATGCTTTGGAGCAGATGTTTGAAAAAAACAAATAATATTGAACTTAAAGATTTTGGTGGTCAACGAGTATTTGAAGGCTTAAACGACCCGTTTTATGTAGTCCGTTGTGGTAAATGTATAATTAGGCCGCTTATAATACCCAATACGGACTACTTTTTTTATTAACATAATAAATTTATAATAAAATGGTGGAGATTATTGTTCCAAATTCAGGTGAACGAGGTATGTTTGGTGGTGCATATGTTACCGCATTTGTTTTAACTAAAAATGAAAATTTTGTAGTTAAAGGGTATCATCGCGAAGTTGAGAATTATCTAAAATCGAGGAGACAAGGGGTTTACTTTGCCAAGTTACTTTTTCATAATGAAGGTAAAATTCGTTATGTTTCTTGGATGACGAATTTGAATGAGGTATCAATTTATGATCGTACACTTAGAGGAAAACGTATATCAGGTAAGATTATTAAAAGATATGATAAGGCAGTTATTAGTGCTTATGGGATTCGAAAAGAATTGAAACGACTTCCGAATACTTTTGATAAATTTATGAATATCATTGATGATATGAAACAAAGTGAAAGGTATGCGATGATGTTGGCTGAAAAGAGAAACTCAAAATATTTTTTCAAAGATTCTCGTGAGATATATGAAGAAGGGTTTGTTGATGGGTTTTTAAGTCGGTAATAAAAAATAATAGTATTATGAGAGAATTAGCAAAAATTAGAAGAATTAAAGATATTCAACCTATTCCAAATGCGGATATGATTGAAGTGGCTACTGTTGATGGGTGGAAAGTTGTTGTTGCAAAAAATGTTGGACATAAAGTGGGCGATTTGGTTGTTTATTGTGAGATTGATAGTCTTCTTCCGATTGAACCTGAATTTGAGTTCCTGAGAAAAACATCGTATATTAAACTAGCAGATGGAACTGAGGGCTTTAGATTGAAGACTATTAGATTGAGAGGTCAGATTAGTCAAGGATTGATTATTCCTCTTAAAGATGGATATTCTATCTACGAGAGGAAAACGAATAATTTGACAATGGATTGGTTTGAAGGTTTGGACGTTACCGATATGTTGGGAATTATCAAATATGAAAAACCAATTCCTGCTCAGTTGTCTGGAAAAATTAAGGGATGGTTTCCGTCATTTATTCCAAAAACAGATGAAGAAAGAGTTCAGAATCTTGTTGAGGAATATAAAGAATGGGTAAATACGTCAATTCCATTTGAGTTTTATGTGACTGAAAAACTGGATGGTACATCTGCGACTTATTATTACAATAATGGTGAGTTTGGTGTATGCTCTCGAAATTTGGAACTTCTTGAAGAAGATACAAACTCTTTTTGGTCTGTCGCGAAACAATTAAACCTTAAGGATAAATTAGCATCTTTGAATTTTAATGTTGCAGTTCAAGGTGAACTTATTGGTGAGGGTATTCAAGGTAATCCATATAAGATTAAAGGACAAACTGTCAGAATTTTCAACTTGTTTGATATTGACACTCAAACAAAAGTTAAGTATGACAAATTTATTAAGATCGTAAGAGATGAACTTAAACTTGAGACAGTTCCAGTTCTTTTTCAATCAGGTGAATTTGAATTACCTAAAGCGATTGATGAAATCTTATCATTCGCTGAGGGTAAGTCTCAATTAAATCCGAATAAAGAAAGGGAGGGTATTGTTGTTAGAAGTCGAGATAACAGTATTAGTTTTAAGGTTATTTCAAATAAATTTTTAATTGAAGGTGGAGAATAGTTTGAACTCTCCATCTTTTTTAATATCTTTGTAGAACAAACAGGGCTCTTAGTTCAGTTGGTCAGAACGTTTGACTCATAATCAAAAAGTCGTAGGTTCAAGTCCTACAGGGCCCACAAAACTTGTAAATATGAAGTTCAGAAATAGAGGTACATTTAGTTAGGTTTACTAAAACCTAATTAAAATGAAAGATGTTATTGTTTTAAAGACGACGACAGATAGTAGAACATACAATAGAATCTGTCTCAAAAAAAGATTCCCAATCTATTATGATGAAGGTTGGGGGTACTACTATCCAAAAGGATATAAACGAAAGAAAAAATTTCTGTTACCATATCAGGTACGAATGTACAAAACTTGGAAGCATAACAGAAATACTCAATGGAAACCTAAGTAGTTAGGTTTCATTTGCGAATGTAGCTCAATTGGTAGAGTATCTGCTTGCCATGCAGATGGTTGTGGGTTCGAATCCCATCATTCGCTCCATGCCGGAGTGGTGGAATTGGTAGACACGGCATCCTCAAAAGGTGTTGTCATAATGACGTGGGGGTTCGAGACCCTCCTTCGGTACTATTTGATAGTTTAAATATTTTTATCTATATTTAAAGAAAAAAGAATGGATATTAATTTAGCCGTTGAGACTAATAAAGAGATTGAGGAAATCCAAGATTTATTGTTAAAGACATTCCCTAATAAATTCAAACAACAGGATACTTTTTGTTTAACGTGTAAATATAATAACAAAGATTATTATCTTGTTTTTTATCCTGAATTATTGTCATATGGTTATGGGAAAACTGAGAAATGTGAGGTTTGGATTTGTTGCGAGTTTGAGTTTGAAGGTGATGATATTCCTAATATGTTTTTAGACAAAATCGTTGAAACATTCCAGCAAATAAACTTAACACCATTTCACGATGAAGATGCATATCGTGGTTATTGGAAAAAGAAAGATAATAAGGGGTGGTATAAACTATCTTGTTATATAAATCCTTCATATCCTGAAGGAAAATGGGAAAATCATACATTATAATATGGTATCAAATAATTTTACATTTTTTTTAGGAATAAAAAAGAATAAATTATGAAACATAGTGATTTTAAATTATTGTATGAGTACTACATCTCAACAAGACAAAAAGGACATACTAAATTGATAAAAGAAGGTCTGGAGAATTTTGATGGTGATAATATACCTATAGTCATTACTCATAGTGCGGATATGGGAAATTATATATCTAAAAGCATCTCTAAAGATATTGATTTTATTACATTAAACAGTCTCTATAAGTTAGTGGGTGATAATCGTCCTATTGTGTTTGATAATGCAGCTATGTATGTGATGTTGAAATCTGTAATTAATATTATTGAAGAGAACCGCGAGTTGAAATTCAAGTTACTGGAATATGAGAAAGACAACCCTATTGAATAGTAAATAATGAAAGTAATATTTTTAGATTTTGATGGCGTTTTAAATCACGAAAATTGGTATGAGAGGCGGTATAAAAGTATAAAGAGTGGTGAATGTGAGGCTAGTACAGAAAGTGATATAGATCCTGAATCTGTCGAGAATTTAAATTATATCATTCGTGAGACAGGGGCTAAAGTTGTGGTATCGTCAACGTGGAGACTTGGACATACAACTGAAGAATTGGGTAATATCTTAAAAGAATGTGGGTTTGTCGGTGAAGTGATAGATAAAACGCCTAGAATTATTTATAAGCATAACGATAGTACTTATGTAATAGATAGAGGTGTTGAAATTAAACATTGGTTAAAGGATAAAGGTTTTCAGAGAATTAATTGGTCTAAGGATCGGCAAAAGGAATGGATAGATAAATCTGATGTTGAAAACTATGTTATTCTTGATGATGATAGTGATATGTTGTATGGACAAAGAGAACATTTCATTTTGGTTAGTAGAAAATTTGGTTTGACGAAAGAAATTGCCAACAAATGTATTGACATTCTCAATAAATCTGTTCTTGATTTATATTATGAAGAAAATTGATAGGGATTTAGTATATAATAAGTTTGATGGGAGATGTGCATATTCAGGAACGTTATTAGAGGATGATTGGCAAGTTGATCATTTAATCCCAAAAATAGAATTTGAAGTTAGAAGTTATCAACTTAATTTGTTGGAAATGAATCATATTAATAATTTGATGCCAGCCCAAAGATTAATTAACCATTATAAAGGTGGGTTACCCTTGGAGACATTTCGTGATTGGTTTTTAGGTGGTTTACATGAAAGATTAAAGAAACTACCTAAAAATCCGAAAGTTGAAACATCAATAAAGAGAAAACAATATTTATTAAAAATAGCGGAATATTTTGATATAACGGAAGATAAGCCATTTTCAGGTGTATTCTATTTTGAGACATTGGATAATAAGAATTTATTATTGTAATTTTTTTTCTTGATATTTTGTGGATAGAAAATAATGTTGTATATTTGTAGTCTAATCAATTATAACACTACAAAATGAATGAAGTTATGAATCTCCAAATTGTAAGTCTCATTGAAGAGTACAATAAACTTGGTGTTGAGTTAGAAGTTGTTGGTAACGGTGTTAGTAGGGTTAATGTAATAAAAGAACTTACGTCTATTTGGGAAAGGGTATTCCCTGAATTTGTTAATCAAAATAGTGTTTTCAATGTTGAATATTCACAGTATTCTACTAGATTTACAGTAAAAGATTGGGGAGATTATTATGTTCCAATTATTGAGGTTAAACATTATGTTGATCTTAGGTTTAGGGGTGAAGAGACTCTTTTTCATATTAGGAAAAATGATTTTGAAATAACAATTAATCGTTTTAAAGAAGTCCAGTCGTCTGACATCACTATTCTCCGAAAAATTGTTGACTTTGTTGAATGTATTTTAGACAGAAAACATAGCTTGATTTCTGAAGTTATTAATGTAGTTTCCAAATCAAATCATGTAAATAACATTATTTCGAATACGGTTAAACCATATCATAATCGTAGAAGTGAAATTAAAGCTCAAATTAAATCAATTTTGAGGAATGATTTTTGGGATCGGATCACAACCGATGGTGTTATGTTTGAAAAACATGAAGAGAATAGGTATACATATCCGACAATTTATTTTAGTTCTCGTAAAAAAGATAGTACTTACCTTAAGTTCATTAAAGTCATAAGTATTAGTTCTACTGGTAAAACATGTGATATCGAATATACTCCATCATATATGGAATCTGGTAAAACTTGGATTCGTGAAAAAGCTCGGATGACAGTAGTTGAAGATTTTATTAACTCGGTTATGTCTAGCACTGGTAAATATAATAGAGCGATTCCAGATCCTGAGTATCTAATTAATGAATATAATGAACATAATAAATTGGTAACAGTATAAAATAGAAATTATGGCTAATTTTGAACTTTGTAGTGATATTGATATTGATCCTAGTGAGTATATTGATAGTTGTAGTACGTCTGAACTACGTGAACTTGTTGATATATTGAAGGAGGAATATCCTGAATTATTTTATGTTAAAGATAATCAGAATCTTAATGATAAGATGTTTTCAGAGTTATTAAGTAAATTGAGTAAAAACAGATTATTCTTATCAAATGAAGAAATTGAATTTATTACTAAAATTGCGAATAAATTTTAATTGAAAATTACCTCATAATATTTTTTAGTACTAATAAATTATAGTATCTTTGTAATACAAAGAAATTAAGATATGCCAAAATTATTTAAAGTCGGTGGATGTGTTAGGGACAAATTGTTAGGTATTGATTCTAAAGATATTGATTTTACATTTGTTCTTGACGATTGTAGTAAATCTGTTGAAGAAGGATTCTTTGAGATGAAATCTTGGATGGAATCTGAAGGGTTTGAAATATTCTTATCAACACCTGATATGTTCACAATCAGAGCAAAATTCCCTAAAGGTAGTAAATTTGAAGGAACTACTGCGGATTTTGTTATGGCTAGAAAAGAGGTTGGGTATGTTGAAGGGACACGAAGACCTATTTTGGAGCTTGGAACTCTTGAAGATGATTTGATTCGTAGAGATTTCACAGTAAACGCAATGGCAGAGGATGTTGATGGTAATATTATCGACCCTTTTGATGGGAAATTCGCTCTTAAAGATAAAGTTCTAATCACTCCATTGGACCCTAAGGTTACTTTTATGGATGATCCTCTTAGAATGTTGAGAGCCCTGAGGTTCTCAGTAACTAAAGGATTTAGAATTGACCCTAAAGTTTGGATTGCAATGTTTCAACCGAATTTGATTGAAAAACTTGAATTGGTTGTTAGTGTTGAAAGAATTCGAGAGGAAGTTGATAAAATGATGCGTGCTGACACAATAAAAACACTTAGATTGTTTTCAGAAATTGATTCTATTGAACCTAAATTTATGGAAGCGGTGTTTGGTAAAAATTTGTGGCTATCACCAACGATGAAAAAGAAATAACATGAAAAAAATATTATACATTGTAAGAGGATTACCAGGATCTGGCAAATCAACATTGGTATCAACAATATCAGATTTGATGTTTGAGGCTGATAGTTATTTTTATGTTAGTAAAGATCCTGAAACAGGTGAAATACTTAATAGACATCAATATGATGGCGTATATGAGTTTGATTCTTCATTGTTGAAAGAGGCTCATATTGATTGTCAAAAAGGTGTTGAGGATGCTATGAAATGGGGTGTACCTAAGATTGGTGTGTCCAATACATTTACTATGGAATGGGAAATGGATAAGTATTTTGAATTGGCTGAAACTTATGGGTATATGGTATTTTCAATAATTGTTGAGAACCGACATAATGGAATCAATACCCATAATGTTCCTGATGAACATATTGAAAAGATGAGAAATCGTTTTTCAGTAAAATTATAAGACTATGGAATTATTAAATAGATTACGGGAATATAAAGAAGAAGGATGGGTGATATCACAATTTCACCCATCTTTTCCTTTAAGTATATGGAATTATAGTGTGAATACTCAATACGAAGGTAAATGGGATGAAATCACATTAATGGCTCGTGGCTTAGTTATTAATGAAATAACAGGTGAAATTGTTGGTCGTCCATTTAGAAAGTTTTTCAACCTTAGTGAAAATATGCACTCACCAACGTCAGATTTTGAAGTTTATGAGAAAATGGACGGATCGTTAATTATTGTATTTAATTACAATGATAGGTGGGTTGTAGCATCTAGAGGTTCTTTTACTTCAGATCAAGCAATTGCAGCTCAACAAATTATAGATAGTATGAATACTTCTATTTTGGATGTAAATACAACATATCTATATGAGTTTATTGCTCCTTGGAATAGGATTGTTGTTAATTATGGCGATGTTGAAAAACTAGTGTTACTTGGTGCTGTTAAGACTATTTGTGGTACAGAACACTCATATTCTCATATTGTAGATATATCTAAAGAATCAAAAGTGGATGTTGTTAGGAAATATGATGGAATTTCTGACTATTCCACACTTAAGGATATGATAGGATCTAATTTTGAAGGATTTGTTATTAAGTTCTCAAATAACGATAGGGTTAAGATTAAGAGTGACGAGTACTTAAGGTTACACAAGATAATGACAAATATCTCGACAACCGCAGTTTGGGAGGTGTTATCTAATGGAGGTAGTATGTCTCAACTTCTTGAAGATGTGCCAGACGAATTCTATTCAAAAATAAAAGATTATGAGAATAATCTTAGAAATCACTTTGATACTAAGAAAAAAGGCATTATCTTTGAATATGAAAACGTTAATGAACTACTTGGTGATGTAACACAAAAAGAGTTTGCATTATCAATAATCAATAATCCAAATAAGAGATATTTTTTCGCTCTTAGAAATGGACATAATATTGATAATATGATATGGAATTCAATTAGACCTGAATTTACTAAACTATGAAAGTAATTTTTTTGGATCATGATGGGGTAATCGTAACATCCAGACAGTTTGGAAGTAGATTTACTAAACAAAGACATCGAAGAAAACGAGGACAAAGTTCGTCTGAATTAAGTGTATTACACCGTTTTGATAATTTTGATAGAAAGGCAGTTGCAATTCTTAATGAAATTCTAATCAAAACAAATGCAGAAATTGTAATTAGTTCGGATTGGAAAAAACATGCAACTCTTGAAGAGATGAGAGAGTATTATAAATCTCAGGGTGTGGTAAAAATGCCCTTGGAATACACTCCATCACTTAATGATGTTAAGAATGGTAATAACCTTGAAGACATTAGAGTTATTGAAATTAAACAATTTTTGGAGTCGAATGATGTAACATCTTGGGTTTGTGTCGATGATCTAAATCTTTCTAACTTAGAAAACTTTGTTCATTGTCCAAAAGTGTCTGAGGGGATTAAGCAAACAGGTATTAAGGATAAAATATTAACATTTTTACTTGATCATGATGAAAAGGTGGATAGTTTGTATAATGGACAAATTCCAATGAACGTATTGATTGATGATAATATTCAGAAACAATAAGTAGTGTTATTTAATTTGTTATTTTTTACAAAAAAAGAGGTAAATTTGTTTGCCTCTTTTTTTTATTTGAGAAAAAAGTGTTATCTTTGTTGTCTAACAATAAAAAAATATTATTATGTCTAAAGTGGATGATATTAGAAAGAAGTACTCCGGTATTAATGCTAGGACTTTTAACTCTCTTAATGCAGCTGATACTACACCAACTAAAAAGTACCTGGACTATATGTGCTATTTATCATCCACTCTAAAAATATCAACTAAAATTATTAAAGATGTAGTTAAAAAATTTGATAGTCTTTTACCCTATATTAAAAATAAAGATATATACTCAGAACAATATAAAGACTTTGCAGTCTTAACGACTATTATTAGAGAGGCTGAGGATATTAAATTTGAGAAAAGTTTTATCAAAGAAGATAATGTTACTGAAATTTATAAAGACGAAAATTTATTTGTCTTACACATTAAAACTGAAGCAGGTTCTATAAAATATGGTTCAGGGACTAGATGGTGCATTTCAGGTAAAAATAATAATTTATTTAATAGTTATAATAATAGTCACTACATATATTTTATAATATCTAAAAAAACTAAATTTGTGATTTTAATTGATAAGTCAGATCCTTTGTATGGTGAATTTGATTTTTATAATGAAAAGGATACTAATATTAGTCCAAGTGCAGTAAGTAAAAACTTATTTTACTTGGATGAAAATTTATTCAATCTTATAAATACTATTAGAAAACATGCAAATGCTGTTTCCAAAATAGATAAGGTTGAAACCAAAATTAAAACTATTAACAATAAATTTATCGAAATTATTGGGATTTGTGATAATGACATAGCAACATTTAAATCTATGGGGTATAGTCTTACTGATTTTGTTGATAAAAAATTATTAACAGATGTTACAGATACTATTGGTAATCTTAAAGAGAGGTTAGATTTATTTGAAAAAGAAATGGGTGGTTAGTCACCCATTTTTTTTTTTGTGTTTATGATATATTTATTGGAAAGGATTGTTATGAGAACAAGAATATCTGAGAGTGAGAAAAGTAGAATACTCGGATTATATAATATCACTAAAAATGATATTAGTGAGCAAATAAGAAGTGCCACTGATTTAGTTACAATAAAATTAGGTCCGTATGGGTCGATTCAAGTTGGAGTTAAACCTGATTTATCAAATAAAACTCTTAAATATTTTATAATGGGTGATGGTGGTGAGATGATTTTTGATATTCAAGAATTCTTCACTAGGAAGTTTGCGAATTTAGGTAGAAAAGTTAATTATCACGATTTCTTAAATCCATTGTTAAGTGGTCCAGTTTTTCGTGGCGACTTTAAATCATCTAGATCAATTATAGAGGCGCTAAATGTTCTCCAAAACCAAATAAAACCATCGATTGAAAGAAATATTCAGAGAAATGCCAATCAAAACTAACGTGTATAATATTTCGGAGGAAGAAAAAAGAAATATATTAACTCAGCATATCTCTGCTAGTCAAAATCATTATTTACCGGAATCAACAACTAAAAACTACAACCCACCATTCAGGTCTAAAAATGAGGGTAACGGATTTAGAGAATGGATAAATTGTTATTATCCTGGAATTGCCGCTCAATTTATGTTTGATACTGATGGTAGTTTTAGAAATTCAACGATGTTCAAAGTATTCAACACTAAAGTAAATTCACCCAAAACATATAAAAACAACGATAATCACGTATATTCTCATATTGTGATGAAATATAATCTCAATTTCAATGAGGGTGAAGATGTTCAATTAGGTAGATTGTATTTGGCTGATAATATTGGATCTTGGAGTCGTGATCCATTTAAATGTAAGAAAAGTAAAAAGAAATAATTTTGTTATTTCATTTTTTTAACCTATCTTTGAGTAAAATTAATTGATATGAGAATTCTATATGCTATTTTCTTGGTATTATTTATTTCATGTACTAAAGAACCTTTGATTGAGATAATATCTCTTGATGTGATGGGTGATGTTCAAGGTAAAACCTGTCTTGAAGATTATATTGGTTATTCTTTGGATACAAAAAGATTAGTTCTCCCAAGTTATCGTAGTGTTGATAGTACTTATCGAATTGTAGTTGACAGGCAATTTATTTTATACTATAATAATAAATATGTTAGTGATTATGATGGTGTCATTCATTTTGAAGAATTTAAAGATACATTAAATTACGCTCACGATATAGTATTTCAAATAACGCATTGTGACAGTTTTTATTTTCACGGCATATTATTCGGGAAAGAAAAATTGTAAAATATGAATGATAGAGTTGTAACTTTGAAGTATATTTGGTTGGACGGATATGGAACAGAACCAAATATTAGATCTAAAACTAAATATTATCCGTCAGATGATTTTAAACCTTTTATGTTATCTACCGTACCTGAGTGGTCTTTTGACGGGTCATCAACAAAGCAAGCAGAAGGAAATGATTCTGATTGTATATTAAAACCTGTTCGTGTTTATCAAGATACTGGAAGTTATAACACCTACATTGTATTATGTGAAGTATATAATGCAGATGGGACTCCTCACAAATCCAATCATAGGAATCGTATTATAGAATCTGAATTTACGAATTCGTTTTGGTTTGGGTTTGAACAAGAATATACAATATTGGATAGTAAGGGACATCCTTACGGATTATTTGATGAAACTGGACGTGCAAAAGAACAAGGTGAATATTATTGTGGCGTTGGTTATGATGAAGTTAGTTTAAGAGATCTTGTTGAAGTTCACGCTACAAGATGTTTCCAAGTTGGTATTAATTTAACAGGTACAAATGCTGAGGTATTAAAAGGACAGTGGGAATATCAAGTTTTTGGGGTTACACCTAAGAAAGCCGCGGATGATCTTATTGTATCAAGATATCTTTTATTTGAAATATCTGAAAAATTTAAAGTTAGAATAACACTTAAACCTAAACCTCTTGATGGTGATTGGAATGGTGCAGGATTACATGTTAACTTTTCAAATTATGAAACAAGAGAAGTCGGCGGTCAAGAGTTGTTTATTGATATATGTGAAAAATTGCGTAAAAAACATAAAGAACATATTGCGGTGTATGGTAGTGAAAACGATAAAAGGTTAACAGGAAAACACGAAACTCAACATATTGATAAATTTTCTTATGGTGTTTCAGATCGTGGAGCGTCAATTAGAATACCAGTATATACTATAAATCACGGATGGAAAGGGTATTTAGAAGATAGGAGACCTGCAGCAAATGCAAATCCGTATTTGGTGGTAGATAAAATAATTACGACTCTTGGAGAGTAATTTTCCTTAGACCAGTATATTTATAATAAAATATAAGCAATGGGGAAGTTATTTTTAATTACAGAAAACCAATTGAAAGATATAATAAAAAATAAACTTCAAGGGGTTGTTAAATCTAAAAAAAATACAACTGATTCCTTGATTAAGGAATCTACAAGGAATAATAAAATTGTTTTGAATGAGAATTATATCAAACAAGTATTAGGTCCTGTTGATAGTATAGTTAAAGTATCTAATCTAAAAGAGAATGTTAACATGGCATTGATTTCATTGTCCAAAACAAACAATTCTCTCAGAGATAAGGAAAATTTAAAAAAAGTAGTTAAAACTCTTAAAGAATATAAAGATTCAGGAATTTTAACTAACTTTATAGTAACCTCAAATAGGGAAAAAGTTAGTTTATTTTTCAATCAAAACAAGCCTATTGTTTAAATGAATAACTTTCCTTATATTTGTAAGTAAATTATACTTGCATGATATACATAACGGAAAATGCAAAAAAAAGAATTCTACATTTAAGAGAGTCTGATAACCTTGATGACTCTCATTTTTTGCGTGTTAAAGTAACTAGTGGCGGTTGTTCTGGTTTGACATATAAATTAGAATTTGATAATGAGATGATGGATTTCGATCAAAAATTTGATCATGGAGATGTTTCCATTGTTGTTGATAATAAAAGTTTTTTATATTTGTTCGAAACCACACTTGATTTTAGTGATGGTTTAAATGGTAAAGGATTCATATTTAACAATCCACAAGCAACAAGAACTTGTGGTTGTGGAGAATCATTTTCTCTTTAATCTTTTATGGGTAAAAATAGAAAATATCCTGATAATGTTGTGTATGACTATGAAAATGATAAATTCATTTCACATCTTTTACCATACCCAACTAATTTATCGTCACCAGTAATTACTCAAGAAATTACTGATATTTCGAAACAAGAGTCAATATCAAAAATCAACACATTATTTGATGTTAAGTTTAAGGAGATTATAGATGAATATAGAAAATTATATCACCAGTATGAGATAAATAAATTGGTTTTATCTTCAAAATATTCATTTACCCCTAAAGTTGGTGATATTTATCATTTGTATGATAGTAATAAAAATGGTGTCATATTATCTATAATAAAACCATCTGAATGGGATTTACCGCATATTATGTCGGTTAGATTAAATTCAGATAATGTATGGGAGTTATCTCAATACTAATATTATGATATTTATGGTAAATATAATATATGAGAACAGTTAGCATATCAGGGAAAGAATTTGAGGATAGTATGTATGCTGTTAATTATAAATCTAACTTATTGTTTAAGGTTTATAAAGCGGATAGGATAATTGTTACTAGTAAGGCTGATTTATCTAGAACTCCTATTGAGTACTTGACAGGTGATTTTATATTTCAGGGTATTTTAGATTTATCGAACAGTAGCGTAAAAAAAATTAATGTTAATTCTTATAAATATATCTATACTAGTGGATCACCTTATGGACGTAGATTGGACCGTATTAGAGATAAATTACTTAAAAGAAAATTAAGAAATGAGAAGGCATTTGATACGCCTATGATGATTGGTTTTTTTGAAAAACTAGTCCTTGAAGATAATATATACGATATTAAAGATTATTTTGATGAAGAGTATGGTGAAGATAATTATGATCATACTATATTATATGCTGAAGTTAAATCTTATTATGAATATGATGGATGTATTGAGATTGGTATTGATGTTGGGGATTTTTTGATGGGAACTGATGATGATATGGTGAAATTTGCAATTGATAGACAAAAAGAAATTTTTAATGATGGATATTCTGGTAACGATTTAATTGAATTGATGTCTCGAAACTCTAGTTATTTTGACAATGATAAACTTTTATCTGATATTGAAGCTTATGTACGTGATTGGGAATCTGATTATCGTGATGAGGCATATGATGAAGTTGAGCGAGATGATGATATGTCAGACATTGAATATGAGGATTTAATTGATGAATATGTTGAACGACGAATATCATCTGAAATTAGTGAGTATGAATACAATATTAGTAATGGTGATTATAAGTCAATTTCTGACATGTTTGGTATTAAACTTGAGAACTATTTTGATTTTGATAAATTAGCTAAAGAGTATGTCGATTATGGCGGTATTGGGTATTCTATAGGTACGTATGATAATGAGACACATGAATATCACTATGATGGTAAATGGTATTGTTTAGTTAGGACTGATTAATTTTAATATCTAATATATTTATAGTAAAATTTGATTATGTTACTAGAAGTTATTAGATTTTCATCACAAAAAGATTCGACTTTAGGTTTATTATTTGATACTACCAACGGAAGGGAGTTTTTATGTTTTACTTTGGAGGATGAGTATAGGGAGAAAAAAGTAATGCATGAAACTAGGATACCTGCTGGTAAATATCGTTTAGGGTTAAGAACTGAGGGTGGTTTTCATAATAGATATAAGACAAGATTTCCTGATATTCATAAAGGAATGATTCAGGTTTTAAATGTCCCAAATTTTGATTATATCTTATGGCATATTGGGAATGACGATGATGATACTTCAGGTTGTTTATTACTTGGGAATAGTGTTACTCAAAACATAACAAAAGGCGGATTTATTGGTGAATCTACCGATGCTTACCGAAGAATTTATTCTATTGTTAGTAAGGCAATTTTATCAGGTGAGGAGGTGTTTGTTACGTATATTGATTTTGATTCTATAACATAATATTTATTAATAAATAAAATAACAGATTGTGAAAGTATTAGATAGTTTAAGTAATGCGGTTAAATCGAGAACAAAAGTTCGATTGTCTGAGGTTAATCAAAAGATTATTGATCAGTTGGTTGGGAAATTTAAGACACAAACTACTGATGGTGATGATGTAATATTAAAATACATCGAAGCTTTTGGTAGATATAAAAATGGGTTACCTCCTGAACAACGAGACATTTTTAAATATAGTTATGATGAGTTGAAAACTCTTATTGATGCAAAATCATCAGGTAAGACGATAAAGAATATATTTAACTACTTCAAAAAAACAACAGAAGGAGTTGACAAAACTCAATTATCATTGGTAATTAAAAAGTATTTGGAAGTGAGACCATTTCTACCAAAGGAATTTCAAAATATCAAAAATATTGGTTATTATGATCTAGTTGAAATGCTTGAAAAAGATTATGAAGACTTGATTCGTAGAAACGCACCACAATATTTTCAAAAGAAGACACCTAATTTAGATAATACTATTGTAAAATTCTACATTGACTCATATTTACGAATTGTTGATGATATTGATGTTAATTCTAAAATTCTAACATCAATGAGTTTTACCGAACTTGAACATCTGGTGGATAGTTATAACTCCAAACATGGTGTCTCTAAGGAAGAGAGTAGGAAGGTTTGGGATGAAGAGTTAAACCTTGTATATGATAAAAATAACTTAAAAATTTACTTAAGTGAAAGTAAAAACGCATGTATTCAATTAGCAAAAGGTAGGAGTTGGTGTATTAGTCGAAAGGGATCTGGTAACATGTATTATAACTATAGGTTTGATAAATCCCTGACGATATATTTTGTAATTAATGAGGATTTACCTTATGATGATTTGGATTATGCTTTAGTTATTCTTGTTGATAGAGATGGGGATATTCGTATTGCCGATAGAGGTAACTCAACGTATGGTGGCGGTCATATTGTTAGTTGGGATACTGCATATAGTAAATGTCCTAAATTGAAAGGATTAGAGCATATATTTAAACCAAAGCCGCTAACTCCTGAGGAAGAAGAATTATTTTCTAAATACAAAAATGTTAGAATACAAAGTGATCCAATAAAAGAGCTTGGTAGTGAAGAGGCTGCTGAGATCTGGTTGGAAATTAATAGTCCTAGTCTTGGAGATAATGATAATCCAAGTAGTTGGGGGAATATCGTATATTCAAACTTAACAGATTCTCTAAGAAAGAAATACATTGCATTAGGGTTTAATTTAACCTATAATCAAATTAAAATGTCATCAGATGATATAATTAATTATTATATCTCAAATAGAATGTCTAACATATTATCTAATAATAAATCATTAAAAACTATTGACCAATCTGACTATGATGTTTTGAGATATTTGATTAATACTACTAATGAAAAGTCGGTAATTAATAAACTAATACAGATTAAAAAGGAGTTGATATCAAGATTAAGTAGCTCTGATTTTTCAGGAAGTGTCTCAAATCAACTTAAATTAAATGATAATTCATTACCTGCTAGAGTTGTGAATTTGTTTGGATTTGATAAATTTGTTGACATTTATTCTAACTATGGTAAATCAGTGAATAAGATATCTTATGAACCGTCAGATAAGATACCTGTTGAACTTACAGATAAGTTTATTGAATCATTCCCTAACTTGGAGACATTAGCGATTAATAATGTTAAAACACTTTCAGACTCAATATCAGAATTGAGAAATTTGAGATACTTACTACTGAAGGATAGTACAATAGATTCTTTACCAAAATCAATTGTGAATATTCCTAACCTACAGATTTTGAATTTGACGGGTAATGATAGATTGATTAAGAACTCAAAATGGTTAAGTGATTATTATGAAGAAATTGAAAATGGGATGTTTACACCTAAGTTTGACTAATTTAATAGTCTGAGATGTATTCTAAATAATCAATATCTTCGTGATGAATTAAATTTAATTCATCAATTGTGATTATAGTCCTTGTAGAGGCATCATCATTCTTATATAGAATGACATATATGATGTTATTTGTTTTAAGGTTTTTAACTATTTTAAAACAATAGTCAGGGACTATAATCAATCCATTCGGACTGGTTTTATTAATGAAAATACCACCAGTCATTATTAATAATGAATCAGTTTTTGATAATCTTCTAATTAAAGATTCGTCTTTTTTAAAATTACCTCTATTTAAATTTGGTGTTTGGGGGATACAATTATATAACCTAAATGTTTGTTCAATTTTATTACAATCAAATGCAAAGTCTTCTGCATTTGCCAAGTGACCTCTATCATAACCAGACTTACGATAATCTTTATTATGTATCATATTAATTTTGGTATCATTCTTAAATTTATAGTTTGATCTACTACAATCACCACCACCTTGGTATAGTTTATATTTGACGAATATAGTTGATTTAATGTCGTAACTAAAGTATGATTTATAGATATCTGTTGTTATAACCGTATCGGGTATTTGACAAAAAGAAAAAGTAAATACTAATGAAAATAAAAAACTTAAGAAATATCTCATATTGTTATTTGTTAGATATTTATAAGTATGATTGAATTCTTTAAAAATCTATTGTCCTCAAGTGAGGATGTTTCTAGCAAAAGGTTTGCCGCATTAATAACATTAATATCGCTAATAATTATGACATTTATGGCGGTATTTAAGTCAAATAATTGGATGGCGCCAGAATTTATGTTTGAGACATTAGCTTGGATTGTTGTTGCAGGATTGGGTCTTGGTGTTTTTGAGAAATTTAGAAGATATTCAAGCAAACCCAATAAAAAGGATGATCAAAATGATAATAATACCATATCTGAAAAAGAAGATATCCCTTAATATTGTTTTATAATTTCCAGAGTAAGGTCATTACTCCCTTTGATTAGTCTATGCCATTCATCTTTTTTTATTCTAATTGGTTTATTTTTTATGATTTTTTGAGGTAGTTCATTATCTTTTTGAAATTCCCAGTCTGTATCATGACGACACGTAATTATTCTATCTTCACCATCTCTATGCCATTTAAATTCGGATTTCTTTGTTGTTTCAGAAAAAAATCGTATATTTGTATCTCCTGAAATCTTTTCAACAAAAGGTAGCTTATTATTCATAAAAAAATAGGATTAATGGTTTATTTAAAAATTTAATATATATTTTATATATTTATAACTAGAAACAAAAAAATATGATACAAGAACTTTTAACACTGAATGATAGTTTTTTTTCGAAAACAAAGAAAGAATCTATTGAGTTTTCGAAAATATTTAATGAGTATCGCAAAGTAATAGAGACATTAATTTCTTGTACTTCATTTGATCAAATTATTACGACAGAAAATTTATTTTATAATTTTAGGAAAAAATGGGATTTTTCCGCAAAAAAATTAGATTGTGTTACTTTGGATTCTTTTTTAACTTACGTGGACAGGGATTTCACGGCTCAATTGGAAATAACAAAATCAAACCTAAATAAATAGAGTAAAATGAGTAATGAAAGTCGTTTTGAGATGATTATGACATATATTTATCGACACAATTTACAAAATGTTTTTTTTAATGAGTATGATAGAATTAATAAAAGTGTTACCAATCTCACTCATTATGAGATTAGTGATCTAGTATTTGCCGAACTAAATAAACAACATTCATTCTTAGAATAACATAATGAACGACAGGATAGGAAAATTATCAAGGAAATACCAAATTGAAGTTAAGATACCGAAAAAAAATAAATTAAATAATGTAAAGACATATTATTTGATATATGACGATACTAAAACATCTGGAATTACTTCTTTTGGTGATAAGAAAACTATATTAAGCCGAGATGGTGAGAAACAAGATTTAGCAATGAAATTTGCGGATGAGATTGTTAAGTTGGGAAATTCATTATATAATATTGAAGATTACGAAATCTCCGATCTTGAAAATGGTAAAGTTATTGTTAGTTTAATGTCTGATGATTTCTTAAATGAACGGAAAAAACTTAACTACCCAGTAATATCAGAATCCGATAGTATCAGTGTTAGTAAAGGTATGAAGTACCATATTGATAATAAAATACCTCTAGTTAAAAATGTTTATCGACCAGGATCAGATAAATTCTTTCAATTATGGAATGAGGCTAGAGATTTACATACTCAAGGTAGATTATTTCTAGCTAAGGATGATTTGGAGATTATTAAAACGACTGATTTAGGTAAGTTTGGTGAATATTATGATTATACTATCGGATCTTTAGTTGAGAGAAAAATAAATGGTGAATGGGATTCTAACAAAATAATGATTGTTGAAAATGTTGGAAATAATACGGTAAGATTAATTGATGGAAATATTCTAAATACTAAGGATAAGGATTATAGGGTGATTCCAAATCAAGTACCTTTAGATTTTCCATTAATTGAGACGGAGTATCAGGGGAAACAAGTTGAACTCAACAAACCAAAGAGAGGTGGGAGTAAAAAATTTTATGTGTATGTTATGGATCCTAAAACCAAGAAAGTTAAGAAAGTTTCATTTGGGGCTGCGGGCGGTGGACAGAATTTGGCTGTAAAAATAAAAGATCCTAAGGCGAGAAAGGCATTTTCTGAAAGACACAATTGTTCTCAGAAGAAAGACAAAACAACTCCAGGATATTGGGCGTGTAGAGTTCCTAGATATGCGAAACAATTAGGTTTGAGTGGTAGTTATGGTGGGTATTGGTGATTAATGTTTTCTTTTATGTAGGAAATTTCTTAAAATAACAGTCAATCCTGTAAGTCCAGTATACATCACAAGACTTTTAACAATAATTCCCATATCAGGGTATTCCATGTTGGATATTTTCATAAGTTCAGGTAATATTGGAATTACAAATGAATAGGCTACCATTGATGTAATATCGGCAGTTGTCATACCTAAAATTTTAAGAAACTTTATCGACTTATGTAAATATTTTTTGTAATATTTACGATACTTCTGATATTCATTCTCAAGTCCGTGATTGGAGATATCTTTTTCTATTAAATCTTTAGTTTTCTTATTATTAACCAAAAAAGAGACAACAATTGCGCACGCTAAATAATTAGCGGCTACACCATCAAGACTATCACTTTGAGATAAAATGTATGCAGATAAAGGAACTCCAAGTCCTCCGATAACGTTTGAATATGTGGCAGCGAATTTAAAATCTAACTTCGCCATATGAAGGAAATCGTGATATATTTTATTTCCTTTTGAAAATAATGATTTAATATCAGAAATTATTTTAGATTTTTCAGATTCTAATATAATTTGTTTATATTGCGTTTCTGATATTATTATTTTCATATAATTACTATTTATCATAAATATTCATAATTTTATATATATTTATGGTCTGAAAAAAATACTTTTAGTTATGCCGTATAGACAATTAAATATCAGTGATGAGGAAAGAGATAATATTCTAAAAAAATATATTAAACCCTATGAAGGTAATGTTAGACTTCAAAATACACCGAACACACAAGAATTAAACGTTCAGGATTTTGCAAATGATAAGAATGGAATAACTCTTAATAATAAGAATGAAGTTTCACAATATAAAAATCATAATATAAATAAACAAGATGGAAAATAATTTGATTGAGGTAGTTGATATTATTGTATTTGATACTAATATCAATAGTGGTATTATCGATGTGGTGTTTAAAACCTCAGAAGATGGTGATGATGAGGTTAGGGAGGATGTCATTTCTATTTTGGATGTTAATGATATTAACAACACCATTACAACTAAGATTTATGATTTATTTAGAATAAATAATCAATATGACGTTGATTATGATGATGATTATTCTTTGGAAACCGAAGAACTAATTGACATGCTAAATGAATATTATCGTGAGTTTCCTGATAGGATACCTAAAAAAAGTTAATTATGTTACCTGATCTAATAAAATTTATGGATCAATATATGGACAATAAAGGTGAATTTATTGAACAGGATACTTTTGGTGGTAGTGGTGGGGGAACTCCTATGAAAAAATGGGAATCTGGAGTTTCTAGAGGTCCAGGAAATCAAATTGGAAATACAAAATGGTCGGATTCTTATAATATTACCAGAGGGAAGGCAAATCCATTATGGTAAATCAATATATTTATAATAAAGTGTTTGGATTATGAAAAATCAAAAAAGAAAAAAAATACAACATAAATTAAACGAATTTAAGGAAACTAAGAGTAGAGTCTTAACAGAAGAAAAGATAATTAAAAATCGTTTAGGGTTTATTTTTGAATCTTCATTAAAGAATAATTCTATTAATGTTGATGAATTGTCAACATCATTAATTAATGAAGTTGCTTATCTTCAAGAACAAGGGTATCGAAATAGTCTTATTAGTGAGAGTGTCGGTGGTTTTTTTAATATTTTAAAATCCATTGCAGGTGATGGGGCTTTTGGTTCGTTTGTGGATACTTTACAAGAAAAAATCGCGGCTAAAATATGTAAAATGTTAAAAATAAACCCAAAATCAACATTTGGTAGAATCATTACAGTTACTATTGGTAACATTGATTATAATGATTTACCACATTTGTTTGATTGTAGGTTTATCGCATCTAAAATTACTGAATCATTACCTGAGGCACTTATATCCCAAAAATTAACAGGAAATTATGAAGATAAGGGCGGGTTATTGGGTAATATTGCTATCATGATGAGAAATTATCTAACATCAACATTTGTAAATGATAGTAAGATGATGAACAAAATTGAAGATATGATTGCCACTGCGATTTGTGGGTTTTTAACTAACATGTCCAAAGCGGCAACTCAAAAATATTCATCATACGTTGGAGCAATGAGAAATAATAATACTGCGTCAATATAAGTTAATTAATCCTAATAAATGGAGGCTTAATCATTAATCCGATAAGGAGGGAATTATTTCCCTCCTTTTTTTTGAATGATATTATCTATTAACCCGTAATTAAGAGCCTCTTCACTACTCAACCAAAAATCTCTTTCAGCGTCTTTTTTTACTTGTTCGGGATCTTTACCACAAAAATCGCCTAGAAGTTCAAATAAAATTTGATTATATCTTTGCCATTGTTCATATGTTATTGTGGCATCTTGTATATTTCCCTGAAACCCTGCGGATGAGTGATGTAGCATTGTTCTGGAAAATCTTAGAGATGATCTCTTACCCTTAGTCCCTGCCGCCAATAATACAGAACCCATAGAAGCCGCCAATCCTGTATTCACAGTTTTGATATCTGAATTTATATAATGCATCACATCTACCATACTCAACCCTGACTTTACAGAACCACCAGGAGAATCAATGTGCATTGTTATATCCATAGTATCTACAGAATCCAAGTACATTAATTGTGCTTGTACTATTGTTGACATTCTGTCGTTGACAGGACCCGCAACCCATAAAATCCTATCTCTCATTAACCGAGAGAAAATATCAATCTGTGTTGCTCGTAATTCCCTCTCTTCTAAGATGTAAGGCGTCATCGAATTTTCAAAATAGTGAAGATCCAGTGATCCGTTTCCCAAGTGATTAACATAATAGTTCTGAAATTCACGTCCTAAATAATTGCAATTTTCCATATTTTTTGTATATTTATCTTTTATTTGTTAAAAAAAAGTGACGATTATGATTAGAACATTAATTTATGTATTTTTAATTGCATTATCAACACCCCTATCCTCTCAAAATTATTACGAAAAACAACTACTAAGTGAGTTGTGTAAGTTTTCAGACTTGATGTCCATATATTTTGATGAGTATGATATTCCTGAAAAATATAAAGTAATTCCTATTGTAGAATCAGGGTTAAGTTTGAATGCTAAATCAGGTGTTGGGGCTGTTGGTCCTTGGCAAATCACACCTATTGTGGCTAAAATGTATGAAATCAGTTATGACGATGAGTTGGATGAGAGGATGTGTATTTTAAAGTCAACGGAAGTCGCATGTCAATATTTAAGATATCTACACGATAAATTCAAAGATTGGAATTACGTTTTAATTGCTTGGAATTGGGGTGAGGGTAATGTTTTTAAATTAATGAAAGAAGGTCTTTCTTATCGAGAGATATTGGAAGAATCTCCAAGGGAGACAAAACAATTTGTTAGTAAGGTAAAGAGATACTCAAAACTTTTTTTAAATTTTGAATGTCCTGATGATTATAAATATGATAAGTTTTTAATTAAAGGGTATATCACTATTGATAGGATATTGGAGTGTACTAATTTGGATTCCACTTTAGTATATGAACTAAATCCATTGTATGATGGTTATAAAAGAGATACTTTTGTCATATTACCTGATAATATTTGTTATTTTTGTATATTTTAAAATTAATATATTATGGAATCAAATGCGTTACCTGAGTGGATTAAAAATAAGATTAAGGAACATTACTATGAAAAGTACAAAAGAATTGCTCCTGAGGGATTTATTTTGGTTAGGGAGGAGGTTTTATCTGAATTAAAAGATGAGATTGCGTGGAATGAGTTTAAAACATCTACAGATTGGATAGAAAATCGTAATAAGTTCTATATCAAAAAAGAAAAAGGAATATGACTTGATATGGGTATTGTTTGAATTTAATGATATTTATTTTATGTAATATTTATTTTAAACATTTTTTTTATTATGGACATAACTAATATCATTGAATCTTTCATAATATCATTTTCGTCTATAATTGTCGCCCTGATATCTGCTGGTTATTTTAGAAAAGTATCCGAATATAAGAAAAAAGATAAATTTGTGGTCAGACAAGTCGAAAAAGACCAAGTAATTCATTTCGTTTTAAACGAAATTAAGCGTAAATATAATTCCGATAGAGTATATATTATACAATATCATAATGGTGGTAATTTTTATACTGATCTACCTATGCAAAAGTCAACGATGACATATGAAGTTGCATCTGGCGGATTGGAAAGATTATCGGGTAGATATCGTAATATTTTAGTTAGTCATTACACTTGGTTAATTAAAAATACGATAGATATGAAAATGTGTTATTCTGATACTGAAGAAATTCCTGATGTCTTTACAAGAGCAACAATCCAATCACATGGTAGTTATGCAATTGTAACTTGCCCTATTTACGATAAAAATAAAAACCTAATTGCTGTCCTTGGTATTGAATGGGCTTATAGTGAGATACCTGAGGATTATATTACAGATGGTACTTTTAATGAACTTATATTGAAAGATATTAAACAAGAAACAGAATCTTTAGGGATTCATATCTGATAATCATAATCTTGTCATATGAAAATAATAATAAATGAAAGACAATATGGAGAAATTCAAAAATATTTGATTGAGGCTGTCAATTCAGATGAGTTGGAAAGGGTTGTTAGTTCTCTCCCAAACGTTGAAGTTAAAGGTGGTACTAGTGGCGAGTTAGATAATAATGGTGATATTGATTATGAATTTTCACGAGAGTTTCAGTCTTTCATTAGGGATATGTCAAAATGTTGTCCTAGATGTAAATTTAGAATAACCGCAGGTAATGACAAGTATCATTCTAGAGATCCAAAAAGTCTTCACCCAAAGGGGCTTGCAATTGATTTCACATCAGAACCATATAAAAATGGTAAATACTGTGTCGGTAAAGTAATTCCAAAATATCCTAATTTTCACTTTATTGATGAATATCAGAACCCTAGTTCCAGATCGACAGGAGGTCATTTCCATATTGGATATAAAAAACAAGGTGTTACAACAAAAAACCCAACATTAGATTTAAAAGGAGATTCTGAACCAACATCACTTCAACAGACTGTAAATAATTTTATTAGTCAAAGAATAGCAAAAGGATTGAACCTTCCAATTGACAAGTAATGATATAATTAGTATCATTAAAATAAAAATGAATGATAAGTATAGGCAAATCGTTTTAGATTATTTTAATGGTGATGAGTTGGCAACTGATGTGTGGATGAATAAGTACCAACTTAAAACTGAGGATGGTTTTTTTGAAAAAACACCTGATGAAATGCATAGAAGGTTGGCGAAACATTTCTATGATGCGCAATTTATAAACCCCCCAAACGATAAGGAAGACATTGAATTATCCGATTACGGTAAATTAAGAAATAATATTCTATCCGAAGACGAGATTTACGAGTTGTTTAAAAACTTCAACTACATTGTCCCTCAAGGATCGGTAATGTCTCAATTAGGTAATACAAGCTCGGTTGGATCGCTTAGCAATTGTTTTGTCATCGGTCAGCCCGAAGATTCCTATGGTGGAATCTGTAAGAAAGATGAGGAAATGGCTCAACTAATGAAGAGACGTGGTGGTGTTGGTTTGGATTTAAGTACAATTCGTCCAGAAAAAACAAGAGTTAAAAACGCTGCCATTACTTCAACTGGTATGCCGTCATTTATGGAAAGGTATTCAAATACAACGAGAGAAGTTGCTCAGGATGGTAGAAGAGGGGCTTTGATGTTGAGTACAAGTATTCGTCATCCTGATTCGTTAGGATTTATTACTGCAAAACAAGATAGAAGTAAAGTTACTGGTGCTAATATATCTGTAATGATAACCAATGACTTTATGGAGGCTGTTAGGAATGACGATGATTACATCTTGAGGTTTCCTGTTGATTTACCACAAGAAGCCTGCGATATGGCTCAAATGGATCAGGAAGAGTATAATGTCCTTGTTGAAAGAGAGACTAAGGACGGTGGTAAACATTATTTTAAGAGAATTAAAGCTCGTGATTATTGGAATACCATTATTCACTGTGCTTGGGATTCTGCCGAACCTGGTATCATTTTTATCGACAACCACTGGGATTATTCTCCCGATGGTGTATATCCACAATATCGTGGAATTACCACTAATCCTTGTGGTGAAATTTTCATGCAACCATTTGATGCATGTAGGTTGATTGCAAAGAATTTATTTAGTTTTGTTAAGAACCCATTTAATGTTAATGCAGAAATTGATTATGGTAAATTATATCAAATCAGTTATGAACAACAATATCTTGGCGATATTTTAGTTGATATTGAATTAGGTTATATTAAAAATATTATTAATAAAATAAAATCAGACCCGGAAGACGAAACCACCAAAAGAACTGAACTTGAATTATGGGAAAAAATTTATGATGTCGCATCTTCAGGTAGAAGAACAGGAAATGGTATTACTTCCTTGGGTGATATGTTGGCGGCGTTAAATGTTAAATACGATTCCAACGAAAGTTTTAAAATAATAGATTCTGTTTATTATACAATAATGAAGGCAGAATTGGATGCAACTATTGATATGTCAATATTAAAAGGATCGTTTAAAGGGTGGGATCCTAATATTGAAAAAAGTGGTAATCGATGGTATAATTTTGTTCAGCAAATATATCCTGAACAATTTGCAAGAATGCAAAAGTACGGTAGACGTAATATATCGTTTAGTACTGTCGCACCTACGGGTTCTGTATCAATTATGACACAAACAACCTCAGGTATTGAACCTTTATTTTCACCATATTATATGCGTAGAAAGAAGATTAATCCAAATGATAAAGGTGTTAGAGTTGATTTCACAGATCAGAATGGAGATAATTGGCAGGAATATCCAGTTATGCATCCTAAGTTTAGGAATTGGGCGATAATGCATATTGAGGATATGATATCAGGTATTAGTCGAGATGAACAAGTAATGAGAATGTCAAGTGAGGAGGTTCAGAAATTATTTGAGGTATCTCCTTGGTATCAAAGTATTGCAAATGATATTGATTGGGAGAAAAGAGTTGAATTACAAGGTATTATTCAAAAATATGTAACACATTCAATATCGTCAACCATAAACTTACCAAATGATGTAACAGAAGAAGATGTTGCAAAAATTTATGAGAAAGCATGGGATGCCGGACTTAAAGGAGTTACTGTATATCGAGATGGTTGTCGTACAGGTGTTTTGGTTAGTAACGACGCTAAAGATACTGAACGAACATTTGGTGATGTGGATGCTCCAAAAAGACCTAAAAGGTTACCGTGTAAAGTAATTAGATTTCAAAATAAATATGAGAAATGGATTGCCTTTGTTGGTTTGTTGAACGGTAGACCTTATGAGATCTTTACCGGACCATCAGATATGTTTAAAGTACCTAATAACATTGATGATGGTATTATCATTAAGACAAAAATAGATGGTAATAAGTCTTATGACTTTGAATATGATTGTGAAGAAGGCAAGTGTATTGTTGAGGGATTGTCAAAGGCATTTCATAAAGAATATTGGAATTATGCCAGATTGATTAGTTCTATGTTGAGACATGGGATGCCGATATATTATGTAACCGAAACAATTGAAAATATGTCGTTCACTGAGGACACTATCAATACATGGAAGTCAGGTGTTGTTAGAGCATTGAAAAAATACATTAAAGACGGTACTAAAATTAATGGTACTTGTTATGACTGTGGTTCAGATAGAGTAATATTTGAGGAAGGATGTGTCCGATGTATAGATTGTGGTTCATCTAAATGTGGATAAAAAAAAGGTAAGGATTTCTCCTTACCTTTTTTAATTTAAAATACACGATTAATAATGGACGCGTATCCATCAAAGCCTCAGCACGCTGTTCTTATGGGAAGCGGGTCGTGTATGTTAACATTATTAAAAACACCTAAAGTTTGATGTCATTACATCAGGGACTTTAGGGAATGAGTTTGTCCGAATTTGATTACCTAAGTAATCTATCATTGCACTTGTAGTTGAATTTTCACCTTTCGATGTATTACAACCCTCGTAAGTGTCGGACACAACGGCAACGAGTTTTAGTGGACCTAGTGGGTATCGAACCCACGTCCGTAAATAAATCAGCAATTAAGGAATTACAGCCATTTGGGATTGAATCCCGACAACTCCACCACTTCGTTGTTTACTGGCACTACGAAGAAAGCCTTTGTTAGTCCCTTACCATAGGTAAAGGCCGGATCAGAATCCGCTTTCACGGATTCGTTACTGTTCCTACACATGGTAGGTCAGTCTGCAGATTTTGATTAAATAGCCTCTGCAAAAGCCACTGGCTCGGAAACCATGCTGATAGCACGACCACCATTTACGTCACTGTTTAAAACAGCCTCGATTGCCAAAGAAGAAGCGATATTGCCACTTATTGATTAATTCTCCTTTTTAACGCAGGATAGAATTACACTGCGAGCTGCCTTAATTACATCAATACCACGTCGATTCCATTTAGGCCCATATTTTCAAAGAACACAATACAAATATACGATAAATATTTGTGAATGTCAAAAAAAAAACGTATCTTTGTGTAAATATTTAATATGAATAGTATGTATGATTTAGATTTCCTGAAAGAGGTATTATCAATACCCACAAAAACATTTGAAGAACATCGAATGGTTGAGTATATTACTCAATGGCTTAAAGATAATAATATTGAATATTATGTCGATACTTATTTGAATGTTTATGCAACAAAAAAAATAGATGACAATGAGCCTGAGTATTACCCTTGTGTTGTGTCGCATACGGATACCGTACATCACATCGACACTATTAACGTAAGAGAGGAAACTCTTAAAGATTCTCAAGGTAATTTATCACTATCCTTGAAGGCGTATAACGATGCAGGATATCCTGTAGGTATTGGTGGTGATGATAAGTGTGGTGTATTCGCATGTCTCACACTACTAAAGGAATTACCCTATTTGAAGGCGGCGTTTTTTGTGTCTGAGGAAGTAGGTTGTATTGGTTCTAAAAATGCCGATCCGTCCTTTTTTAAGAATGTCGGATATGCAATACAATTTGACGCACCAGAAGATTACATGGTTACTGAAGTGTGTTTTGGTGAGGTATTATTTGATAGGAATTCGGATTTCTTCAAAACATGCGATCAAATATTGAAAGAGGGTGTTGGAAATCATCTTGAATATATGAGACATCCATATACTGACGTTTATTCATTAAAAAAACTATTCAATTTTTCGTGTATTAATATATCAATAGGATATTATAATATGCACAGAAGAGATGAATATGTAGTAGTAAAGGATACTTTCAATGGGGTTGAATTGGGTAGAAGAATGATTGAAAGTTTGGGATATTCAAACTACGAGTATGAGGGGGATAATTTATATAACCATAACAATAAGTTAAGACGATATTATAGTCTTTGGGATTAAAAAAAAGCCGTCATTTGACGGCTTTTTTTTATATAGTACAAGATTTGGATTCCGAGTCGTATTTAACCTGATATGATTTTGATTTTTTAATTTTATTATCAATTATCATATCGGAAATATAGTCTTCAACTTCACTTTGAATTGCTCGTTTTAGAGGTCTTGCTCCATATACATCATCAAATCCGACTTCAGATATGTGATTGATAATACTCTCATCAAAAGATATCTTATAACCCAAGGAATCCATCCTGTCAGATAAAATTTTAAGTTCAATTTCAACAATTTTACTAATATCGTTTTGATTTAAATTATTAAATACTATAATATCATCGATACGATTTAAAAATTCAGGAGCAAAAAACTTTTTAAGTTCTTTCTTCAATTCACGTTCTCTAATGTCAGCATCGACAAAGGATCCGTTATTTGTATCAAAACCAATACCTTTACCAAACTCTTGTAATTTTTTAATCCCTAAGTTTGATGTCATTATGATTATGGTATTCTTAAAATTAACCTTTCTTCCCAAACCATCTGTCATATGTCCATCATCAAGAACTTGAAGTAATGTTGAGAATACATCTGAATTTGCCTTTTCAATTTCATCAAAAAGAATAACAGAGTATGGATTATTCTTAACCTTATCTGTTAATTGTCCTCCATCATCGTAACCAATATATCCAGGAGGAGAACCAATTAATTTTGATATTGAATGCTTTTCTTGATATTCAGACATATCAACTCTGATTAGGGCATCAGAACTACCAAATACTTCCTCGGCAATTTTCTTTGCCATTAATGTTTTGCCCACACCTGTTGAACCCAAAAAGATATATGACCCAATGGGTTTGTTTGGGTTATTAATACCTAATCTATGTCTTCTAATTGATCTTGATATTTTATCGATAGCAATATCTTGCCCAATCACATTCTCTTTCAATTTATCACTGAGATGTTTAAGTCTTTTTGTTTCGTTTGATGAAAGTTTTTGAACTGGTATTTTGGATATCCCTGAAATTACATCATATAGTACATCCAGTGTAACTTTTTTCTTTTCTTTAGTCAAAGAATCTTCAAACTTCTCGTTCTCAGTTTTTAACTTGATTAGAATTTTCTTTTCCTTATCTCTTAAGTTGGCAGCCTCTTCATATCTCTGTTCTCGAACTACATTGATTTTTTCGTCTTTAATTTTTTGAGCCTCTTTCTTTAATTCGTCAATAATTGTTGGAGATTTAATGTCTACTTTGCATCTTGATCCAACTTCATCCAAAATATCAATTGCCTTATCGGGAAATTCTCTATCCGTGATATATCTGTCTGCTAACTCAACACATTTCTCTAATATTTCATCAGAATAAGAAACTTTATGATAATCTTCATAATATTGTCTGATATTCTTTAAAATCGTTAGTGTCTGTTCTTTTGTTGTACCATCGACAATAATTTTTTGAAATCTCCTCTCAAGAGCACCATCTTTCTCGATGTGTTTTTTATACTCATCAAGTGTTGTCGCACCAATACATTGTAATTCACCTCTTGCCAATGCGGGTTTAAAAATATTTGAAGCATCCAAAGAACCTGAGGCATTACCGGCACCAACAATTGTATGAATTTCATCAATGAAGATGATGGTGTTTGGATCGTCTCTAAGTTCATCCATAATAATTTTCATTCGTTCCTCAAATTGACCTCGGTACTTTGTACCTGCCACTAATGATGTGATGTCTAATGTCACGATACGTTTATCCGCCAAGTTACGAGGACATTCACCTTTCTGAATCTTAATCGCCAAACCCTCAACAATTGCAGTTTTACCACATCCAGGATCTCCAATAATAATTGGGTTGTTTTTCTTTCTTCTACTTAGTATTTGGGCAATACGTTTAATCTCATCATCTCTACCAATAACAGGGTCTAATTTACCTTCTTCGGCTAGTTTAATCAAATCCCGACTAAAATTGTCAAGAACTGGAGTTTGTGATTGTCCACCTGAACTTCTTACTTTACTTGGTCCGTCATCCATATAATCCAACATAATTTTCAGTTTTTTTTAAATTATAGGAAAAAACATACCAAAAGTCCATAGGTTAATTTATCTGTCAAAACGACATATTGTATATGACATTTTGTCATTGAATTAATATCGGCATTGACTTTGATTGATATTTTTTGTAAATTAACAATAAACTAATAAAATAAAAATATTATGAGAAGGAAAAATTATTTTGGATCTTTTGACAACATTTTTGAGCAATTTTTTGGGCATGATTTTTATTCCAGAAATGAATTTATGAACCCTGTTTGGATGTATTACGAAACAAAACGTACTCCAATGATGAAAGGTGAGGATAATAGAGATATTACCTATGAGACAGTATGTCTTGATGATGGGTGTTACTTTTTGATAAAAGTACCTGGATTCAACAAAGAAAATCTTAATATCTCAGGTGAAAATCGACAAATAACAGTTTCAGGTGAAAGAGAAGTTAATTTGGGTTCAGAAAAAAGAACAGAATCCATTGATTTCAGTCTTCCAACAGGTGAAATTGATTTCAATAAAGTGGAAGCAACAATTGCGGATGGGATTCTAACGTTATTTATCCCTGGAATGAAAAAAAATGAGGAAACAAAAAAGAAATCAACGACAATTAAGATTAATTAAAATGAAAACCCCTCAAATTTGAGGGGTTTTTTTATATCTCTTTATTTAAATTAAAATTATATCCTTTAATACCATTTTTATATGGTATTAATATAATATCAACATATCTATACTTTTTACTGCTCGGATTATTCAGTTTATCTTGTATAAAATTATTTAATTGAAATTCACTTGTTTTTATTTGAATTGTGACAACATTACCTTTTGGTGTTTTTACTATCATATCAATAGAATACATCATGTCAACAAAATTACCTTCACCTGGAATGTCTAAAATCTCATAACCTTTACTTTCTAAAAAATTTGATATGTGATGTTCACTATTATCACCACTAGATGATGTGTCAGAAATCATATGGGTATAATTTTTTAATAATCCCAACCTTTTAGGTGTAAAGTACCATTTTAATAATTTTTTTAACTTATAACCTATGTTTTTTTCTTTTAAAGTTTCGGAATGTAAGATATCGTTAATAAAATTTTGAAATTTTTCACTTGTATTTGGTTTGGATAGATTTTCCATTAATATATCTGTAATTATCCTGGCGAGTGCAGTGTAGTTAGTATTCAATTTATTTATAATATCCCAATTTCCTTCATCATCATAAACTAAATTTAAGGATCTGGTAAGAAGTTTTTTACCAAAGGAATTGTGTTCAGAATATGAAATAATACCATATTTCAATAAAATATCGGAACTCTTTAAACTATTTTGATAGAATTTGGTTGTGGTTATGTCTAATTTAGTTTGCCTCCTATATATTTTAATTAATCTGAGGATATCATATATTCCATACTTAACTTCATCCACCAATTCTTGACGATATCCATTTAATTTTGAGAATATCATATCTGACAATTCCTTGTCGCTATAGTTAATATTATCAATATCCTCATTTTCAGATAATAATACACTTAGTTGACTTTCCTTTATGATAAACTTCATAATATTAGATTGTATTTATAAATATTATATTGTGTGATATATATAGCAAATGTACGACAAATAATTAAATTATCAAAATTTTTCAATTATGGGTATTGTAAAAGAACAGATTGAAGGTACTAAAATCATTAACGAGATTAAGTCAAGTAATATTGTTAAGACTGAGTATGATACAAGTACAAGCGAGTTGGTGGTTGAATTCAAGACTGGTGTAAGATATCAGTATGATAATGTCCCTCACAGTATGTATACAAAATTTAGAATGTCTGAATCTCAGGGAAGTTTTTTCCATAAGAATATCTCCAAAAAGTATAAATACAAAAAGATTTAAGGAAGTATTTATATTTATAAGGTATGCCAAATAATTCGAGTATAATACAAAGTCTTGAGTTCAAATCTGATCTTTATCCTAAATTTTGGGATGAGACAGGTAATTCCATTAATGGTTCAATACGTAATAGACTTTTAGAAATTGCGTATGAATTCATTAATTTTATTGGACTTGATGTTTTTGTTGATGATGTGATATTAACAGGATCTTTGGTAAATTATAATTGGTCTGATTATTCTGATGTTGATCTTCACATTGTTATTAATTATCAACAATTTCCCGAAGATCAAGTGGAACTTTTGGAGGAAATTTTTAGACTAAAAAAAATCCTATTCAATTTAAATCATCAGATAAAAATTTTCAAACATGATGTTGAAGTTTATGTTCAAGATTCTAATGAAGAGCATTATAGTTCAGGAATATATTCTTTAGTGTTTGATACTTGGGTAAAAAAACCATCAAAACAAAGTGATTTTACCATTGATGAGAAATTATTATCAGATAAAGTTAAATCTTGGACGGAAAAAATTGATGAGTTAATTCAGGAAACAAAAGACTTGTCTCCTGAATATATTGATGTTATTATTGATAGAATACAACGATTGAAAGATAAACTTAAAAGTTATAGGTCAAAAGGTTTGGAAACAAGTGGTGAAACATCATATGAAAATCTAACATTTAAGGTACTTAGAAGAAATGGATATATTCAAAAACTGTTTGATTATAAAAATAATATTTTAGATAAAAATTTGTCATTAGGATAATTTATAACGAATAATTAATATTTATATATAAAAATGAGTTATGTCAACATTGAGCTCAGGGACTTATGATTATAAAGTGTGTGTCAAGTGCGTTAGCGGTGGCACTGAAACTGTACGAGAGGTAGTTGTACCACATCCTGTAATGATGGATGGTAGTGGTAATACTATTGTACAATTAACATCTGTGACTCTTGGTGGCTTTAACGGATTAAATTCTTAATTAAAAACATAGATTATGTCAGATTTAAAACCTATTGGTAGTGAAAAACTAACTGGGGATGCAAAAATAAAGAGAATTCTTGAAATTGCAAGATATAAGGAAACAATTCCTCAACCAGTTAATGAAACCAGTAAAGATGTATACTCAAGAGTATTGGCAGATGGGCGTGAGTATGAAATTGTTCATGAAAAGTTGGGTTATATTATAAAGAGAAGAGTTGATGAAAGTAAGACAGAATATTTGTCACCTATCGAAAATAGAAAATATTCGTCATCATATTCAAAAGCACTAAGAAAATTGAATTTATTGGCACGTGAACTTAATGAGATTCACGGGAATAAAGATGGTGTTTCTTTATTTGGCGAACAAAAGAAATATGTTCTTAAAACACCAAGACCTGAACCATCGGCAGATGCTTCAGATATGGATTTACCTGATTTAGATCTTCCATCACCACAACCACAAGGGTCAGGTGGTGAAATGCCAGCTGATGATATGGGAGGTGATTTAGGAGGTGATATGGGTGATGAAATGCCTGCCGATGATATGGGAGGTGATATGGGTGATGAAATGCCTGCCGATGATATGGGAGGTGATATGGGTGATGAAATGCCTGCCGATGATATGGAGGATGATGAAATGGTTACCTATAAGGGAATTCAAAAATTGGTAGGAAAATTGGGTCAAAAAATTAGAACTTACGAAGAAAGTAAAAATCTTGAATCAAAAGAAATTAAATATGTTCTAAATTCAATTTTATCTGCGCTTAATTTAAATAATTTAGATGAAGATGATAAAGACGAAATTTTAGATAATTTCGAAAATTCTGAAAACATAGATGTGGATGCAGATATGGGTGATGATATGGATGCAGATATTGATTCAGACTTAGAATCTGATTCGGATATTGAAGATGTTGATATCAAACCAAAAAAGAAGGTGGAAGAACCTAAGGAAGGTGATGATGATGATGATGCATTTTTGGAATCAATTATGAATGAATTGTTTATTGAAAGTACTGTGGATCAAGTAATTTTAAGTTATTTGGAGGATGGCGGTAAAAAAAAAGTCCGAAAAAAAAGGTAGAAATTACAGAAAAATGGGATAAGGATGTCGAGGTTAAGAAAACTGGTGAGCATTCAGATAAAACACTTGGTGAGTTAAGAAAAGAACTTTCTAAGTTGAAGAGAGAAAGTGAAAAATATCAGAAAGAGGGGAAAAAAGTACCTCAGAAAATAAAAGAAAAAGAAAGTGAAATATTATTTGCTTTGAGAGCTAAAAAGAATTGGCCAAAAGGTAAGGGTTCTATAGTTAAACAAAATGAATCCAATGATCTAAAAGAGGATCATTATGGTAAAATTAATTACGATAAAGTTTATGATATGTTGGTATCCGATGGATTTGATTCTGATGATATTGATTTTGATTCTTTTGAAGAAACATCATTATATCATAAGAAAAAACCTGATACAACAATAAAATTTTATCGTCTAATGAAAAATTGGTTAAATAAAAAATGAAATTAATTTTTGTAAATTCATTGGGTGTTAATCATAAAGGTGAGTATACCTATGAATTTATATTTGGTGATAATAGTATTGAACTTGAAATATGGGGTGAAGGATGGGATGAAATTCCTGCGAATTCAAACCCTGAACCTCCAGATATTAAATACATTTCAAAAGTATATGAACTACAAACACCAAAAGTTGATCTGGAATTAATTCAGGATTCGTATGTGTTTTCAATGTATGAGGCTGTGGATGGTATTGTGGCGTTAGCGTGGGAGAGTTATGATACGTGTCCTGAAAATAAGGATAGATTGTATTTTAGATTTGGAGAGCCGTATGATTCGGTTGTCGATAAATTATATGCAAGAGATTTAATTTTTAAACAAATTGTTGATTATGACAAACAATAAACGTAAAGAGTTATTAAAATTTGGATTGTCAAAGACATCTATATCCAAATTAAATGAACATCAGATTAATCTACTACATAGTAGATTGATTTCAGAGAATGAGACAACTGGTGTACTTAAAGTCCCTGCAAATTCAGATGCAGAAAAAATCGCTCAAAGAGAAAAACGTCCTTATATGACTTATGAGGGTGAAATGACTGAAAAGAAAAAAGGTAAGGATAAGAATAATCCTTGGGCAATTTGTACAAGTCAAATGGCTGATGAATTTGGAACATCTAAACGAAGTGATTGGACTAAAGCTCAGAAAAGAAAATATGAGAGATGTGTGAAGGATGTTAAGAAAACGATGAATGAGGATTTAATGATTGAAAAGTTTATTGTCGAAATGGTTAAGAAAGAAATTAAACCTTCAATTAAGAAGAAAGATCTGGAAAGTTATATAAAGGGTAAAAAAAGTGAGACTATGGAACAAGAAATTGCACCTGCCCCGCCTAAAACAAAACCAGATGTTAAGCCAGGTATTACTACTCCAAAACCAGATAAGAAAAATCCTTTCAAACCTAAACATAAACCTAACCCAAAGGCAGGTCAAGAACCTAAATCGTCATTACCTTCTTGGTTAAGATACGGGTCAATTTTCAATAAATAATATGAAAATAAGTAAAAATAATCTTGATAATATTATAAATAGGAGAATATTGGAAGCTCCTATTGATTATGGGGATAGTCCTGAGAGAATGGAGCCTTCATTACAGAGTAAGATAGAAAGAGGTCAAACTCCATTTTCAGATAACCCTGCAATTCCTACTGGAAGGGAAGGTGGTATGTCCTTTGAAGAAAGGGCGGCTTCTAAGAGGTTTGCGGATTTAGTTAGTAAAGTTAGTCAATATACAGGGCTTAGAAATTTTACAACATCAAGGAACGGATTAATTCAAATGGTTCAAATGACACAATCTCTACTTATGAATATCTTACAGATTGAGTCTAGACATAAAGAATATTTAGAACGTTTAGCGGTAGACTTGGTATTAAAAGATATGGGTGTTGATAATGAGTTTTTTAGTATCGACGCTAAATTAGTTGGTGTTGGAGAAATAGATACGTCTAACTTTAAAAAAGAACCTGAGGACTTTGATGAAGAAGAAATTATGAATACATTTCAGAGTTCTGACATTGACATTGATCAATTAAATGATGCTCTTGATAATTTCAATCTTGAGAAAGTAAAAAGAAGATTTATTAATTCATTAATACAAGGATCTGCAAAGAAAGGACATTACATGTTCAATTTAGTTAAAAATGAACTAGATAGACTTGATCCGAATCTTGTTAATATGTATGGTAGTTTAATGTCATTACTAGATATTGCATATTGGATGTTTTCTGATGAGCAAGTATCTATGATGATGGGACAATCGGTTTCCGGTAGTGAAGAAGTTGATTATGATGAAGAAAATGATAAGACAATAATTAAAGCAAAAGGGATAATATTCCCAATATTGGTACATGAAATTATTAAGGGAGTTATGGACGTTGCGGGAACTCATGGTCTTCCTGATGATCCTGAACAAGCAAAGATGGTAATGGCAAGTACTGATACTATGGCAGATGAGACATGGGATATTAGATTAGGTCCAATATTTTGGGAGAAATTTAGAGAAGCATATCCTAATAAACTTTATGATGAGGATAAAAAGTGGATACAAACCTATTTATTTTCAAAATTTTCGGCCTTGGATACTGAAGAGTTTTTCCAATTGGCGAGATTGATTATGAGAGGAAATCCTAGAGGCACTGAAATTTTAAATCGTATGGTTGATGAAATTGTTCAAGAATTAAATCAACAACATGATGAATATTCATCGGATAATGATGACGATGATGAATTTAATAATTTATTAGGTGATTTAGGTATTAATTTGTCCTAAATTGAGATAAATGAACAACATGAAAGAGCGCATACTTTTAGAGTATGCTAAATGTCAAAAAAGTTCAATATACGCAATAGAAACCTATCTACAGACTTACGATAATACAATATCACAGTATGTCCCATTTAAATTATTTCCTGACCAAATCGAATTAGTTAGTAATTACGAAAAGTATGAAGAAAACATCGCTAAGAAATATAGACAGGCTGGTGTTTCAACGGTAACCGCAGCTTGGGCGTCCAAAAAAATATCATTTGCTCGTTCAACATCACCTGAAAAGATTTTGATAATTGCCAATAAATTGGACACTTCAATTGAAATGGCGAACAAAATCAAAGAATTCACAAGACAATGGCCTGATTGGTTAGGTGTTGAATTTGACGATAAGAAGAACTCTCAAAAGCATTACAAATTAAAGCACAATAATTCAGAAGTAAAGGCGGTTGCAACATCTAAAGACGCGTTAAGAGGGTTTACCCCGACTGTTCTTATTATGGATGAAGCGGCGTTTATTGAGGCGGATGATGATTTTTGGGCTGCTTGTATGGCGTCATTATCTACGGGAGGTAAAATCATTGTGATTTCAACACCTAACGGTTATGATCCAATATACTATACGATATATAACCAGGCAATTCGTAATATGAATGAATTTAAGATTACAGAATTGATATGGTGGAAAGATCCTAGATATTCATCAGATTTAAAAATGGTGAAAACTGACGATATTATTAAATTCATAAGAGAACATCATACTAATGACGATAGTAAATATGATATAATTGATTTTAGTCATGTAGAGTACGAAGAAAGGGATTTTTCTCAGATTAAAAAACTTATAGATGATGGGTACTCACCATATTCAACTTGGTTTGAAAATATGGTTAAAAAATTAAAATATGATAAGAGAAAAGTTGCTCAAGAGATAGAATCATCATTTATTGGATCAGGTGATAACGTTTTTGATGCCAAATTATTGGAGGAAATTAATAAAACAATGTTATGTGAACCAGAAGCAAAACTAATGGGAAATGCTCTTTGGATTTGGAAAGATCCCGTTCCTGGTCATAAATACATTATGGCAATAGATGTTAGTCGTGGAGATAGTGAAGATTTTACGACATTTCAAATCATTGATTTTGACAATCGAGAACAAGTTGTTGAGTATTTAGGCAAAGTACCCCCTGATGTCATCGCAGAAATTGCCTATAAATGGGCTACTATGTATTCTTGTTTTATCGTTATTGACATTACTGGTGGTATGGGTGTTGCAACTTCACGAAAATTGGTTGAGTTAGGATATAAAAACCTATATTACGATAATCAGTCAGTTGACGTGATGTGGAATACTAATATTCAAGATAAAATACCCGGAATTTCATATAACAATAAAAGGGTTCAAATAATTGCATCTTTTGAGGAGGCTATTAGAAACGGTTTTAGGATATATAGTCAAAGACTTCATAATGAAATGGGTACATTTATTTATAGAAATGGTAAGCCTGATCATCAAAAAGGACATCACGACGATTTAATTCAGGGTATGGCAATGGCAACTTATGTTGCAGAAAATTCATTCTCCAAATTACAAAAAGTTGATGAACAAACCAAAGTATTACTCGATCTATGGACAGTCAATGATAATGATAATTTAAGACCTCCAACTAGTTTTGAGCAATATGTACCAAATCATATGAGAAGACCTGTTAATAGACCAACGACACCAAAAGATTATCAAGACTATTTATGGTTATTCGGGAAAATTAAATAGTATTTAATTTTCTTTAAATTAAACTATATTTTTTAGTATGGAAAATAATAATCAGAATAATAATCAACAGGCTCCGCTTACAATATGGCAAAAATTGTCAGGTGTGTTTGGTCCAAATTCTCAACTTGGAGATGAATACCCAACGTTTAAGACATTTGATAAAGAGGTTATTTTAAAGACACGAAGTAAGCAAGAATATGAACTTGCGTTATTACAAGCCCAACAAACGCATTATATGGCTCAACAATGGGTTAAAGTTGAGACCAATTTGTATGGACAAGGGGTTTATTATGAACCGAATAGATTGGCTGCGTTTTATGATTATGAGTCGATGGAATACTTTCCTGAAATAGGGGCGGCTTTAGATATCTATTCAGAAGAAAGTACTACTGCTGATGATAATGGACATATATTACAAATATATTCGGAATCAAAAAGAATCAAATCTATTTTGGCTGATTTATTTAACAATGCGTTAGATATTAATACCAATTTACCTATGTGGGTAAGAAATACTTGCAAATATGGGGATAATTTTGTGTTTCTAAAATTAGATGAGAAGAATGGTGTTACAGGATGTTTACAATTACCCGTAGTTGAGATTGAAAGAGTTGAGGCTGGTATGAAGACAGATAAGACCGCTAGCGGGACTCAGGATATTGATGTAATGCATTTTAATTGGAAGTCTAGAAATATGACTTTTAAAACTTGGGAAATTGCCCATTTTAGGCTTTTAGGTGATGATAGACGACTACCATACGGTACTTCAATGCTAGAAAAAGTTCGTAGAATATGGAAGCAATTAGTACTTGCAGAAGATGCAATGTTAATCTATCGTACATCAAGAGCACCTGAAAGACGTATTTTTAAAGTCTTTGTTGGGAACATGGATGATAAAGATGCTGAACAGTACGTACAAAAAGTCGCAAATAAATTCAAACGAGATCAAATTGTCGATGAAAATGGAAATACTGATTTAAGATTTAATCAAATGGCAGTTGATCAGGATTATTTTATTCCTGTTAGAGATATGGGAGCACCAAGTCCAATAGATACACTACCAGGGGCTAGTAACTTGTCCGAAATTGCCGATATTGAATATATTCAAAAGAAGTTATTGACTGCACTTAGAATCCCTAAGCCTTATTTGGGTTGGGAAGAAAGTGTTGGTGATGGTAAAAATTTGGCACAACAGGACGTTAGATTTGCGAGAACTATCAATCGAATTCAGAAGAGTATGTTACAGGAATTGAATAAAATAGCAATTATTCATTTGTTCTTGTTGGGATTCGAAGATGAGTTGGATAACTTTGTTTTAACATTAACAAACCCATCTAGTCAAGCTGAGATTCTTAAAAACGACATATGGAAGGAAAAAATTATGTTGTATAGAGATGCTGTATCACCTGTGGAAGGAATTCAACCTTTATCACATTCGTTTGCTAAGAAACATTTCCTAAATATGTCAGATGAAGACATTAAATTAGATTTACAACAACAGAGAATTGAACGTGCAGTTGCCAACGAACTTCAAAATACCGCATCAGTAATTGGACGTACCGGAATATTTGACGACATTGATAGGATTTATGGTGGTAAAGGTGTTGTTTCGGGACAAACACAAGGTGGTGAATTTGGCGGAGGCGGTGGATTCGGCGGAGGCGGTGGATTCGGTGGTGACCTTGGTGGTGAATTTGGCGGTGGTGACCTTGGTGGTGACCTTGGTGGTGAATTTGGCGGTGGTGAATTTGGCGGAGGCGGTGGATTAGGTGGTGACCTTGGTGGTGAAGGAGAATTAGGCGGTGAAGGAGAATTAGGCGGTGAAGGAGAAAATACCGAAGAATTAACACCTGAATCCGAAGAAGATAGAAAAAATTTAATTCTAGAAACAACGAGACGAAAATACAATTTAGATAGGTTAAATAAAGCAAAAAACTTAAATAAAATCTCAACTGAAATTGAAAAACTTATAAAAAGCTAATATTTATGATTAAATATAATACAATGACATTTGGTGAATTAAAATCTAAAATTGAACGTAAGTTAGTTGAGTCTTACAAAACAAAAACTTTTGATAGAAATATTGTTGAATTTAAAAACTTAGTTTTAAAAAACGACACTATCGCTAAAGTTTATCATATATATAATTTATTATCTGAGAACAAAGGGTATGATAAAGAATTTGCGAAGGAATTTATTACTGAATGTATGATTACTTACACTAACATAAAAGGTAATTTAAATTTAAAACCATTAGTAGAATGGGTATCAGATGTTAAGTGTGAAAATAAGTATAAACATATTGACATTGCATTATCTAATAAAGTATCATTAATTGAAGAAAGATTAAAATCAAGAAATAAGATCGCGGAAACATTAATGGTATCACCAAAAGAAAAATTAGATTATAGTTTACCTTTAGATCAATTGGTTGAAATTGCTAATAAATCAATAGAATCGTATTTTGAAAATCTTACACCTGAAGAAATAAGTACTGTTGTTGAGTTAAACAAACTAAATGATAATCAAATTAAAGAAAGGTATTATGCTCTTAAAAATTTGGTTAAAGATAAGTTAGTTCTTATTCAAGAAGAAAGTACTGAGGATTCTGAACTTATTGGTAAGATAAATGAAACCATCCAGAAAATTGAGACTGACGATATTAACGCAATTTCATTGTATAAATTACAAAATTTCGTCAAAACTTTATAAATTATAGATATTTGACATATTAAATTAATAATGTTACTATTTTTAATGGTAACATTTTTTTTTTACAAATAAATTAGTTTAATATGTTAGTTAATGAAAAAAGGAAAAAAACAATTATTAAAAATCCACCCTTCGTTTAATATTAGATATGGTACAGTAGATTGTATCGAATTCAAATCTTTATACTTAAACATTAATTCTTGGGTAGAACCTAATCAATATATTGAAAACCCAAGAACTCACATAAATATCATATCAAGGGAGATTAAACATCATTTATTGGATATCAACGACATTTCTATTTTTAAAGATAAGTTTATTGTTGATATGGATCTTAGATATAGTGGGATTGAGTTAAATAAACGTTCTTTTATGTCAATAGACTCTCATTTCTTTCTAAATGAGACTAATGGATTTGACTTTAAATCACCTGAAATTATTAGATTAATGGAATTATATTCAGATTCAATAATTAATAATGTTTTAATGTTAAAAAGTAAATTTGATTACTATCCCACAAAAACAAACAAAAACTTTTTAAGTTTGGAATATATTACATAATTAATATATTTATAAATCAGAACCATATGTATTATGTATGGTATTGAAAATATTATGTGATATGAAAATATTAAAACCAAATGAAAGCGGCTTTGGGATATTGATCGAGGAAGATGCGGGATATATTTCACCCGATCTCCTTGAAAATAAAAAAATAATCGAAGAGTCTAAAAATTTCCTCGATTATTCAAAACCTTTTGAAATGTATGCCGTATTACAAAAATACGGAGTGCCCAACAGAAATAAGCGTCTTTATGGTGAGAAAATCTTAAAAAGAGAATCCGAAAAATATCAAAAAATGATTGATAAGGGAGTCGCTTTAAGTGAATTAAATCATCCCGATTCATCATTAATTGATTTAGATAGGACTTCACACATTATAACAGAAATATGGTGGGATGATAATATCTTAATGGGTAAATTAAGGTTATTAACATCACCAGCATTTCATAAGATGGGGATTATTTCCTGTAAAGGAGATCAAGCAGCAAATTTATTAAGACAAGGGGTTACTTTAGGTATATCATCAAGAGGTGTCGGTTCTTTGGCAAAAAAAGGTGAATATAATGAAGTTCAAGAAGATTTTGAATTAATTTGTTTCGATTTAGTATCATCACCTTCCACACCAGGTGCTTATGTGTTCTTTAATAAAGATGATAGACACATGTATGAGGAGAATTTGGAAGAGGAAATTAGAGAAAATGAAAAAGGGAAATCATTATCCAAATCTATTGACTTAATGAATAAATTAACACATTATTTATCAAAATAAAATTAAATATTATGGTAAATAATTTAGATGAAAAGTACTTTGTTGTAAAAGTCAATAGTTTCATACCTGATGAAGAGTCTGGTAAAATTAAAAAAATTGTGGAACAAAAATTAGTTAAAGCATTTAATTGTACTGACGCTGAGGCAAAAGTAACTGAAAAGTATCAAAACTTGGCGTACGACTGGAGAGTAACATCCGCTGTAGAATCTAGAATTGATGAAGTTATTGAGTAAAAATCAAAACTATTTCAAATTTAGATATATTTATATAGTGAATATAATAAACTAATAAAGATATTTAAAATGGACAATATTAAATCAATTATCCGACACATATTAACTTCAGTAGGTGCTGTTTTGGTATTTTTTAATGTACCAGCACTTAATGATTTTGTTGCTTGGATTTCAGAAAATTTGGATCTAGTATTCAATAATCTTGATCTCGCAATTGGTGCTCTTACAGCATTATTTGGATTTTTCATTGGTAGAGATGATTCATTATGGAATCGATTGAAAGAACTTTTCAAGAAAAAAGAAACTCCAACAGCGTAATTTTGTAACACGTTCCTGATTTTTTTATATAAAAACACCTCAAATTTGAGGTGTTTTTTTTTATTTCCCACCTTTTATACCCTTATATTAGTATTTTTCTAAAATTATATATATTTATATTTCAGATAGTCATATCTAAAAATATGTCTATTTGATTAAACAAATAAAAAAATACTAAAATGTCACAAAAGAAAAATTTAATCGAAGACGCTTTAATTCAGCTACAGGAAGTACAAAAGAGAGTGTCTGAGAATGGAGAAGAAATACTTTCTTTAACTATGAAGGAAGAAATTGACCAATTAGTACAAGAGTCTATTAGTAAGACTGGTGTGAGTAATAAGAAAAAATCAAGTGGCAATATCGTTGAAGGTAAGAAAAAGGGGAAGAAAGATTCCGAAGAAACAACAGAAGCTGATGACGATATTGATGACACTGAAGACGATGAAATTAATAACCTTGAAGGCGATGAGGAAGACGAGTTGGAAGACTTAGATGACCTTGAAGGCGATGAGGAAGACGAGTTGGAAGACTTAGATGACCTTGAAGGCGATGAGGAAGACGAGTTGGAAGACTTTCAAGATATGGATGGTGATGATGATGTTATCGATGCCAGAGATTGGAGTAGTGATGAGACATTAAAAGTGTTTAAGAAGTTAGATGGTGAAGATAAAATCGTTGTAACCAGAGATGGGGACAATTTAAATATTAAAGATACTGACACGGATTCGGAATACATTATTCAACTATCACCTAATGAAATTGAAATGTTTAAGGAATCTTTCGGTGATGGCGAATTTGACTATATGGATGAGGGTGATGAATTCGATGACATGGACTTTGAAGATGATGAATTTGAAGATGACGGTTTCAAAGAACTTGATGATTACGAAGATGATGAATTCAGTGATATGGATTTTGAAGATGATGAATTCGATGACATGGACTTTGAAGACGATGAACCAATTGTCGGTAATGATTTAGAAGAAAAAATGTATGAAATAGAAATGAGTGAAGAAGAAGATGATGATACCAAAGTTGAGAAAAAGGAAACAAAGGAGGCTTCAAGAACTCTTGGTAATGGAAAAAAATGGGGTAGAAATGGTTTAAAGAAACCAAGAACTGCACCAAGACATTTAGAAGTAGAATCTAAAAAGAATAGTAAGACTATTGATTCTAAAATGAATATGACAATTAAAAAACTCATGAATGAGAATAAGGCTCTAAAAGAGAAAAATGGTGAGTATATCAAAGCATTAAAGCAAATTAAGGATAAATTAACCGAAGTTGCGGTATTTAATAGCAACTTAGCGTATGCGGTTAGATTGTTTACTGAACATTCAACAACAAAGAGTGAGAAACTCAATATCATCAAGCGTTTTGATGATGTGAATACGATTAAAGAATCTAAATCAACATACAGACGGATTAAAAATGAACTTAATAAGCAAGGTGGTAAAAATATTGTTGAAGAACAACTCAATAAGATTAATAAGACGCATACTTCAGGTGCAACCAAGTTACATGAGTCTAAAACTTATGAAAATCCACAATTTGCTAGAATTAAAGATTTAATGAAAAAAATTCGTTGAATATAAACAATAAAAAAACATAAAAAACTAAATAATCATGGGATCATTATTAGAAAGTGGATTAGTTGGTAATATAGGACTAAAACACTTAAAAGTAATTAAAGAGGACACCATCAACAAATGGAGTGATTTAGGTTTCCTTGAGGGCTTAAAAGGTCATTTGAAAGAGAATGTTGCTCAGTTGTATGAAAACCAGGCAGCATATTTAATAAACGAAGCATCTTCATCAGATTCTTCAGGTTCGTTTGAAACTGTTGTTTTCCCGATAATTAGAAGAGTATTCTCTAAATTATTGGCAAACGATATCGTTTCAGTTCAAGCGATGAACTTACCTATTGGCCAGTTGTTTTATTTTGTTCCTGAAATTCAGGGATATTCAGGAGCGACTGGAACAAGATCTGGTGAACACTATTCTCCGTTAGGAGCACCATCAAACCCTACAATTAATAAAGGGCAAGGATATGGTACTGAGGGTTACACTAAGAACCTATATGATTTGTTCTATGAAGGTAACGAACCTGGATTGAATCCTGGTGGTTTGTTCGACTATTCAAAAGGACAGTGGACTGCGATTACTCAAGATGCAGGTCTATTGAAGTGGACTAACGGATCTTTAGTTGATTTTCAAATTGCGACAGGTACTAGTGATGTCGGTATCTATAGAAAGGCTATTGTAAAACTTTGTGGTTTTGCGAATGCTGGACAGGGTAGACTTATTGGACCTGATGGTAATGAGATGGATACAGAAGCATTCTTGTCTGACTTGAGAGTAACTAAAGGTGCTGGGTTAACAGTTGATACTGCTCAAGGTTGTGATATTGAAACTGGTACAAACCTATTGTTTAGAGTAGTAACTCAACAATATGGTAAGGGTATTGTAAAATACGGACAAAGGGCGAATGTTACTTGGCCAACTGGTAATGGTGACGGTTCTTATTTTGATATTTGCGACGAAGAAGGTTGTATTTATCTTGAAGTAGACCTACAATGTCCTCAGTGTGTTACTTGTACAGGTGATACAATTGATGGTTACACAGGTGCTTACATTACCGAAGCTTTGAGTGGTACTTCATTCACTGCGGTATATAGGAGATACAAAGGTCTTGAGTTTGAAGATCAAATCGGTGAGGTTTCTTTCCGTCTTGACAAAGTAACTGTATCGGTTACTGAAAGAAAACTAAGGGCTCAGTGGTCACCTGAATTGGCTCAAGACGTTTCAGCATTCCACAACATTGATGCGGAGGCAGAATTAACGGCTCTATTATCTGAGCAAATTGCAGCAGAGATTGACCGTGAAATTCTTAGAGACTTACGTAAAGGCGCTGCTTGGTCGTTGAGATGGGATTACAATGGATGGAGAAGATTGTCACAAACAACTGCGTACACTCAAAAAGATTGGAATCAAACGTTGATTACAACAATTAACCAATTGTCAGCACAAATCCACAAGTCAACACTTCGTGGTGGCGCGAACTGGATTGTGGTATCATCTGAGATTAGTGCAATCTTTGACGATTTAGAATACTTCCACGTATCTAACGCGGCTCCTGAACAAGATCAGTACAATATGGGTATCGAAAGAATCGGTACTTTGGGTGGTAGATATCAAGTATATCGTGATCCTTATTTCCCACCGAACACATTGATCATGGGACACAAAGGTACGTCATTACTTGACACAGGTTACATTTACGCACCGTATGTACCAGTTCAGTTGACACCTACAATGTATAACCCATTCAACTTTACACCTATCAAGGGTATCATGACAAGATACGCTAAGAAGATGGTTAACAACAGATTCTATGGTAAGGTGACTATTGATGGTGTTAGATCATTTGACTTGAATGAATTGAGGTAATCAATTCTTCAATATAGTACGAAAAAAAAAAGGACAGAATATTCTGTCCTTTTTTTTTTTATTAATTGCTTTCTTGTAAATTATTTTGGGATATTGTTCTAATCGCTTTAGAAATTATCTCTGACTCTACCAACGAAAATAGTCCTGAATCATGGGCTTTAGTGACC